GAACACGAGGATGGGGCGCTGGAGAAGATGCGGCCGACCGTGAACAAGATGATCCGCAGCGACATCCTGAGCAGAACGGCCAACGGGTTCATCGGACGGGGCCCCAATTTCGACAAGGCCGTCCAGGAACGCGGCCTCCTCCTCAAGGCGAACCTTCCCATTCAACCGCCCCTCCCCATCCCCACCTCCGAGCCAGACCACCAGAGGCCAAGGCGAGGGGAGTACGACCGCCGCGTCACCGCGTACCTGGATGACGAAGGGCGTCGCTACGCCCGGTGGAGCATCCACAACATCTCGGACGGGACCAAGATCAAGAGGGTGGGACCGGTGTGCTCCCGACTCGCCAAGGCCGGCAAGATCCAACGGGCCGGGGCCCCGCAGACGGGCATGTTCGCCTCCAACAGTTGGAAGCCCGACAAGGACGATCTGTAGGGCGTAGGGCGTTGAAGGGCCGCATCCGATCCGTCCGCCCCTTCCAGGAGGCCCGCCGCGTCCTCCTGACCGGCACGCCCGTGTCGGAATCGCCGATGAACGCCTTCCCCGTCCTCTCCTTCCTGGCACCCGACCGGGTCCCCTCGAAGGCCAGGTTCGACCACCACTTCATCGTCCGCGCCCCCGTCCAGACCGGCCCCGTCACGACCGACAAGGCCATCGCCTACGAGAACCTTGACGAGCTGAAGCGGATGCTCGAACAGCACTCGGTCCGCCGCCTCAAGGCCGACATCCGCGGCATGCCCGACCGTGTCGAGGTCGTCCGCTACTGCCAGCCGACCGCCAGGCAGTCCGACCACTACCGCGACATCCTCAAGGGCATCCTGGCCGAGATGCGGACCATGTCGGTCCACGACTGGGCCGCCACCCTCGACATCGCTTGCGTCCGGCTCCTCCGGCTCCGCCAGGTGCTCAACTCGCCCGAAATCCTTGGGCTCGATGGCCGATCGAGCAAGTACGACGAGCTGGACGGCGTCGTCGAAGAGGTCTTGTCCAACCGGGACGCCAAGCTGGTCATCTGGACCGAGTGGAACAAGGCGGTCGACTTGCTCGCCCGCCGGTACGAGGGGTACGGCTGCATCACGATCGACCAGCGCGCCACCCAGGACCAGCTCGCCGGCTATGAGCGGACGTTCGACACGTCCGATGCCCGCATCGCCATCGCTACCCCCGCGAAGGGAGGGACGGGCATCGACTTCCTCGCCCGGGCCAGGACGGCCGTCTACGTCGAGCGGACCTACTCGGCCGTCAACCACCGCCAGTCCATCGACCGGCTGGTCCGTCGGGTTGGCGATGACGACCCGGCCGACTCGCCCACCATCTTGGCCGTCAAACGGATCAAGCGGTCGCCCGCCACCATCATGTACCTCCACGTGCAAAATAGTGTTGATGATGCAGTCGCCTGGGTGCTACAACGCAAACTCGACTTGAGCGACGCGCTCCTCACGAGTGACGAACGGCTCATGCAAGATGGCCGACAGCACCTCATCCAAATGCTCCAGTCCGGCATGAAGCTGTAGGCCCCAACTCCGAGGGAATGGGAATGATCAAGAAGACGAAGACGAAGACGAAGACGACCAAGAAGACGACCAAGAAGGCCGCGCACGTCGCGACCGCCTCGACCGCGACCGACAAGCGGATCCTGTCGATCATCAAGCGGGCGGGCAAGCAGTACGTGCCGGTCGCCGATGTCGCCGCCGAGGTGGGGACGTCCACCTCGTGGGTGGCGGTGACGGTCCGGCGGCTCCGCGAGGCCGGCGAGAAGATCCAGTCGAAGCGGGGGATCGGCGGGGGCTACCGGTACGCCTGATTCCCACTCCCCCTGTGCTCCGCTCCTCCGACATCGCCTACGCGGCCCGACGGGCCCGCTACCCCAACCGCTTCCCGCTCGACCCACAGCCCCCAGCCCCCTACCTCCGCTACGTGTTCGCTGCCGTCGTTGTGGTGACGGTACTGCTCATCCGTTTCTCTTGACACCTGCAACATTTCGGTCACGCTACAGGTAGGAGGCGAGAGGGATGCCGGTACTACTCGTGGTGGCGATCTTGTTGGCGGGTTGCGGGGCAGGGGACGCCAATGAACTGGCCCGGTGCGGCCAGGGGACCGTGGAGGTCGAGGGCGTCTGCGTGGCGGGCGACGGGGATGCGGATGGCGACGTGGATGCGGATGCCGATGGCGACACGGACGCCGATGCCGATGCCGATGGTGATGGCGACACGGACGCCGATGCCGACACCGATGGCGACGGGGACGCCGACGCTGACACGGACGTCGACGCCGATGCCGATGGTGATGCGGATTGCGGACCCGACTGGGAGCCATGTGTAGGGGACTCGGCGGAGTGCTCGACTTGCGAATGCTCCGACCTTCGGGACAGCTTCCAGAACTGCGGTGGGTGCGGGATGACCTGCGACGCATCTACCGCGTCCATGTGCCTGGACCGTGCGTGCGTTTGCGGCATCGCCGAAGAGGGCCCTACTGAGCCGTGCAGTCCTCCTCGAACATGCTGTCCGGCCAGAGATCCAGCCAACGCCTTCTGCACCAACCTGGACAACGACCCGCTGAACTGCGGACGGTGCGGGTCTACATGTGCGCCTGGTATCGGGTGTGTTGGAGGGCGGTGCCAGATCGACTAGGTGAGGGTGACGGTGGCGACGTTCATGGTCGATCCGCCTCTGGATGTGGCACCTCCCCCACCGATGCCGGCCGTCCCCACCGTCCCCGCTGTCTGAACGACGTTTCCCAGGAAGGCGGTTTCATCGGCCTGCGCGTCGACGTCGTAGGTGGCCGGGGCAGCGGCCGCTGGGAAGTAGTTGCCAGAGATGACGCAGCCGTTTGCGGCCGGGTTCACGAAGCAGCCAACGAAATTGTTGGACAGGCCCGATGGGGTCGACACGTTGTTGCCCGTGATGACCGTCCCGACCCCAGACGTGAAGATGCCGGTTCCAGCAGTGGTTGCACCACCCGTGAAGACGATCGTGTTGCCCGTGATGGTGACCCGGCTACCGGCGTTGTTGATCCCATTCGTCTGGGAACCGGTCTCGTTGATGTAGATGGCGTTGTTGCTGATGACCGAGTTGGGTGCGACGTTCGTGATCCCAGACCGGTTCGTCACCCCACCGGCGTTGGCCGTGGAACGGATGGTGTTGCCATCCACAACGAACTGGCTGCCCGCCTGGATGTCGATGGCGATCCCCGCCGTCGACGCGGTGGCACTCAGGATGTTGCCCGAGATGCTGCCCTCCTGGTTGGTTCCGGAGATCACGAAAAAGGAGAGGCGGAAGTCACAGAGGTTGTCGTCGACGGTGAACTTGGTCACGTCTTCCAGCGAGATGCACGCCGGGTAGCTGGCGGAGGTGTCGTCGAAGATGTTGTCGTTGATCGTCACGCCAGTCGCGTTCGTCACGTAGAGGACGCCGACCGCAAACGTGTTGCCCGAGATGTCGATCTCTTGGCAGAGGCCAGCCGCGGCATTCCCGAACTGAACCGACAAGCCCAGAGTGGTCGCCATCCGGAAGTTGTTCTTCCGGACCGAGCACCGCACGCATGTGACGTTGGCGCCAGTCTGGATCGCTGCCGATGTGATAGCCGTGTTGATGAAGTTGCTCTCGATGACGACGTCCGTGTGGGTCCTGGCAAGCGTGGGCATCGCGGTGTAGATGCCATCATCGCCGTCGAGTGAGTTGCCGTAGATCCGAACGCGTGTGACAGTCCCACGGACATCGAACACGTAGCCGGAGACATCGATCTCGTTGTCGAGGATCCACCAGTCGGTCACGCTCGCATTGTTGTCTGGAAGGTCGATCAAGCTACCGCCAGGGCAGAGGAAGGTGCTCCCCAGCAGCGTCACGTCCGAAATGGTCTCGGCCGCTCCAAACGTCTCCGACAGGAACGAACCACCTCCCGAGAGATCGAAGTAGGAGGTGTCCACGACAAATGGGCCGGCGAAGCTGTCGGAGAAGACGAACGCGTCATCTGCGTTCGTGATGATCACGTGGCAGTTCTCGATGTGGATGCCACGCCCACTCACGCTGGTTCCACTCAAGAGCATCAGCTCCGCGGTGAGCGAGATGGTCAGGTCTCGGATGAGCACGTGGGACTGGTCGCCACCCGCGTAGTCGACGAGCGGGATGGACGAGTTGAACGTCGACGGTACCCCAGGCCCTCCACCAGCCCCGCCTCCGATCAACTCCAGGCTGCCGTGGACGAACGCCCCGGTGACTACCTGGAAGATGGCAGAAGCGGCCCCCGACGCTGTGAATCCGGTGTTGGGTTCGATGACGACCCGGTAGCCCGTGTTGATCGAGATGGGGGCAGTGAACGTCTCGGCCGACCCCCCTACCACGTGGATCTCGTGGATCCCGTAGATCGCCGCGTAAGCAAAGGCGGCTTGCAACGTGAAGAACTGGGCGTTCTCACGGGCGGCACCCGACGCGGAGGTGAGGCCGTTGACCGTGAAGACCCCCTTGTTGTCCTGGTGGGTGATGTTGCGTCGGTAGTCGAGAATCTGGGTGATGGCTCCACCGGCCGTCACCGCTCTGGCCAGCAAGATGCCGACCCCCGGCGTCCCAGTCGTACCATCCCCGACGATCTGGGTGAACGACAAAGCGGTCGTGACTTGAACGGCCCCCTCGGCGTCCAGGTAGACGTAGTTGGTCGAGTTGTCCGACAGGGCGACGGCCGTCTGCTCAGCCCGCTCGAACCTCCTACCCCACACGTATGCGACGCCACCTGCAACCGTGACGTTCAGGCCACCCCCTGAGCTGACCGCCAAGCTGTTGGCAATGGTCCGATCGAGTCCCACCACCACGCCGCTGGAACGAAGCTCGTCAAGGTTTCGTTCGTCGTGCGTGCGACGGGTGACCGTGGGAAGGGTCCCGTCCGACAGGACCAGCCTGGATCGCACCGCCTCATCCTGGCGGTCATCGTACGAGAGGGTCCCATAGAACCGCTTGTCGATCGCACGGGCTGTGATGACGCCGCGGTTGGATGTGTAGCCGAGGAAACCGGTGGCCGAGCCGGTCCATGCGACCATCGCGATCCGCATGTACGTGTCGGCTGAAGCAAGGGCCGCAACTGTGACGGCATCGGTGGCGTTTCCACCAGGAAGGCTCGCCGCCACTACGAACACGTCGATCCAGTCGCGGTCGTTCTGGCTGATGAGCCGAAAGTGCCCTCCACCCCCTACGTTGACGGTTGGACCTGAGTCCCACGCGAGCGTGGTGCCGGCGACCAGGAAGGCCAAGTTCTTGGCCCCAGCCGCCGTTGAATCAGCCATGTCGATGATCTCGACCCCCGTCACGGTCCGGGGGTTCGGCCAGGTCGCCCGGGTCGACACCGAAACGGATCCGGTCGCATCGACCAGCACTTCGTAGAATGTGGCGGCCGCGGGGGCCGCTCCGAACGTGATGGCCGTGTTGACGATCGTCGAGAGCCGCTCGCCATTGACGAAGTAGGTGTCAACTCCCACAGGAGCGGTGATGACGAGGCGGTCGGGCGCGACCGTTTCATCGACCTGGACAACCAGGCAGTTGGACGAGCTACCCCGCCAGATCCCGTTGGCGTGCTGGATGTCTCGGTGGTTGACCAGCTCCTCCAGCTCGACGCCCCCGAGGTCGGAGACGCGGAGGCCGTGCGGGTTGGTTGGGCTGGGCGTCCCCGTGCCCAGCAAGCTGCGGTGCAGCCAGTCGTCCGCGGTGAAGCGGGGGACGTCCTGGCTGTACAGGGCCGTGATGACGATCGAGTCGGACGCGTTGGCGACCGGCAAGCTGGCGGCGATCACCTCGACCGTGATGGTTGGGGGCGACCCGCCACCGCCCGAGAGCGTGAACGTCCCGCCCCCTCCGACGTTGACGGCCGCGCCAGCCGCCCCACCGGGGGGCGTCCACGTCAGCTCGGTCGTGGCAAACGCGTACGCGAGCGTTCCGGTACCGGCCGACGTGTTGGACGAGACGGCCGTGATGGTCGTGCCCGTCACGTTGATCGGTTGGGCGGCGTAGTTGATGGTCGAGTAGGCGGTCGGCGACTCGATCGCCCCACCCGTCAACGCCCCACCCGTCGCCGTCACGAGCGCGACAACCAAGCAGCGGTCCTGCGCGTCGTTCGCGAGGTCGTCGTCGGAGACGGGCAGGGCGGCGTACTGGGCGGCCGTGTAGACGCGGAGGCGGACCGACCGGTTTGCCTTCGTGTAGGGCGAATTCGTCCCGGTCTCGTGGGGCTGGGGGGCCGATTGCGTTTCCGTGTAGACGGCCACCACGTAGTTGACGGTGCCGAGCACCCCGCTCGCGAGCGCGACGGCCGACTGGCCGGGGTCCAGCACGACGTACTCGCCGTTCGGCGCGTAGCCCGTCCCGGCCGCCACGTCGATGCGGGTGTTGTCCGCTCCATTGACCGTGACGCCAAACCCCGACGCCACTCCCATCGTCGCTTCGTCGAGGGACCGCTGGATGTGTTCGGTCATCCGGGCGGTCTGCTCGAACGCCAGGTCATTCTGATGGACTTCGACGCCTTCAGGCCACAGGGCGCGCTGCGACATGTCACTCCTCCAATCGTGCCGGATTGATCGGCAGGTGCAGGGTCAAACGGTACGCGATGTACTCGCGCTCCGTCTTTCTGTTCTTCTGAAAATTGCACTCCCTGCACGTGATGGCCAGGTTGGTAATGTCGTTGGTGGGGTGTAGGTCCATCCGAACAATCGGGATCTTGTGGTCCAGGGAAATGGTAGTCGGCTCAGCCCCGCAGTAGTAGCAAAGGCCACCTTGCTGCGCGTGCAGCGCCAGAACGTCTGCCTCCGTGAACCGACCTGGTACCATAGAGAGGCGTGCCCGCCTCGTATGTAGCCATGCCTTCACACGGTTCGGTGTCTTCCTGTAGATCAAGCGCATCCGCTCGCGTGCAGCCTTCCTGGAGGCTTTGATGTCCTTGCGATACCTGTTGAACTCGTACTCAGCGAGGCGCGCCGCGTTCCTTATCTTCCACACGCGCGTTGCTACACGCTCCTTCGCTACGTTTTCTGGATTCGACCGGTACTGGGCGTGTTGCTCTTTGACCTTGCTTGGGTTCTCCGCGCGACGGCGCGCAGCATCAACACGAAGCTGTTCCGGATCGCGCCGGGCATTTTGCTCCTTCCGCTTCTCCGGGTGCTTGGCGAAGTAGCTCTTGACCCTCGCTCGATCACACACAATGCACTGAGAAACCAGGCCGTCGCGCATAGCTGCACGCGTGTAGAAAAACTCCCGTGTTGCAGGTTTCTTCTCGCCGCATTTCGAGCACTGCTTCGTGGCCGGTCGCTTCATCACGGTCTCAAGATCGGGGAGGTTCCGCCCACCCCAAACAGGTTGATGCCCTTGGCGGACACGGATGATAGCCGGAAGTCCCGGGTGTCGACGATGCCGTCGACCGTCACGCGGAACTGACAGAAACGCCCTGTCGCCGGCAGGACGGCGTCCTTGGCGGTCACGACGTAGGGGGCGGCCGCCAGCAGCAGGGCAGTGGTGGCGCGGCGCCTTTCGATCGTGATGGTCGGGACGCTCGTGGGGTTTCCCCGGAGCGACTGGTAGGTGAGGTAGTAGATGGCGTCCGTGCGGTATTCGTCCGCGTTGATCGAGATCGTTTGGTTGTCGAGGTAGCGCCACCCGACCGACTTGACCGTCCGGACGTTCAGGCCGTTGTTCTCGACGAGAGTCGAAGCCGTCTTGTCCTGGTCGGACCGATCGAACAGGCGGGCTCGCCTGGTCTGCGGGTTGAAGACGACCTGACTGGTCCGCTCGACCGTGACGAGCGCCGTCTCATACCGGCTCCACGCGTGAAGGTCGACGTACCAGCAGTAGTCCGCGAACGTGCCGGCCAAGTCGATGACGGCCGACTCGAATCGGATGAGGGCATGGTAGTCGATCGTGTAGCGGGCGGCAGGGTCGTACCCGGCCGTCACCTCGATCTGGGTGGCCGTGTTGAACTGCCAGCGGTCGTTCGGAACGAGCACGCCGTTCTCGAACAGGCGGGCGGCCTGCTGGTCCTGGTTGGACGAGACGGCCAGGGTGGCGGTGTAGGGGGCGAGCACGGGAGTGGCGAACGCGAGCACCTCCCCCTCGACCAGCGAGATGCGTGAGGGCGCCAGATAGGTGCGGCGTGATGGCGTCCGGATGACGAGGTCGAGGTTGGTGCGCGTTCCGCCGTACAGGTCTACCTCGGTGAACGCACCCTTCAGGTTGCGGGGTACGCCGGCCGTGTACTCCGTGACATCGAACCGATCCCCCTCCACGTGGGCGGGCAGGACGGTGTCGACGTGGCCCTTCGGGGTCGTGGGGGCGAACGGGAGGCCGAGCAGGCGTTGCTCCGTGGCAGCCAGGGCGACGGGGCTCCAGATGTAGATCAACTCGCCGAAGTAGCCGCGGTGCCCGCTCCTGGGCGTCGTGTTGATCCCGAGGTTCAGGGCGGTCGTGTTGGGCTGGCGGAGGACCGCCCTGGCCAGCTCGATCGTCTGTCCCACGGCAGCACCGTCGTGCCGGACCCGCACCTTGAATTGCGTGGCGGTCGCGGGCAGGACGGTCGAGTACGACAAGCGCGTCATCGCATCGCCGCCATCCGCGTTGATCGACGGGACGGCCGTCGCGCCCGACTCCACCCAGCCGGCCCCATAGTCGACGCCGAGCCGCACGTTGATCGCGGCCGTGTGGCGATTCCGGACCCACACCTCGAAGGTGAATGGCCACTCCAGGTGGTCGAACGCGCGGGCGAGCGCGTCCGTTTCGATGGTCGTGTCGCCTGTCCCGTCGTTCGTGAGGGCGATCTGCTCGAAGTCGAACCACCCGTAGTCCAGCAGGTCAGCGGTCGCGTTGTCAGCGAACCACCCATCCGGCACGTTCGAGCCCAGCAGCGTGACGGTTTCGGTGTCGCCGATGCCCGGCAGCAAGCCGGCATCGATCTCGACCGTGATGCCCTGCTCGAAGTTGTCCGACCCGTTGACCTGGTAGGGGAACTGGCCGGCCTGCTCGACAACGTCGCCCGCGTTCTTGGCGAGTACGAGGCCGGGGGCCGGGACGGTCAAGATGTCGGTCGTCCGGTTGTTCCCCGAGATGGTGACGAGTTCCTCACGGACCGTCCCACGGGCGATGACCACTTGGAAGGTGTCGTCCGTGTCGGCCTCCCGGAAGGTGTCGGAGGAGGCCAGCTCTAGCGAGACGGACCCGATGATCTCGGGGTTGAGGAGGGTGGACCGGATCCACGGGTAGCTGAAGACGGTCGCGTAGGCAGCGTTTGCCACGACCTCCAGGACGATCGAGGCGGCTGCCCCGGCGGTGCCGGCGGGGGTCTGGAGGCGGACCCGTTGGGTCGTCAGGACGGACGCGACCGCGTTGTAGGTGACACCGTAGCGGGTGTCGGCCGCCAAGGCCCCGTTGATGTCGGCGGCCACCTGGGCGGCCGTGCGAGCCCCTCCGGCCGTCAGGGTGATGTCGATCGAACCGATGCCGTCCAGGTTGAGGCGAAGGGCATCATTCGTGCCACCCACGATGTTGAAGGGGCCGTTGATCCGACCGTCGAGCCGGGCGGGGAGGGCAACACCTGGGATCTCGAATGTCCCACCCGCTGCGACATCGACAGTAGGGCCGATCGCCCCGCCGGGCGTCGTCCACTGGAGTAGTCGGGTAGGGCCTGCAAGCGAGAACGTGAGGGTCCCAGCGCCCGTCTGATTGGCCGCCGCGACCGCCAGAGGGGTGACGCCTGGGATGTTGCTTGCGCGCGTCCACTGGGTCCTGTCGCGCTCCTGGAAGGCAGCGTTCCGGAGGAGCGATCCACCCAGCACCCAGCGGGGTCCGAACGTCCGGAATGACCAGCGCATCGGTGTGACAGTTGTCACCGCCGAGACGGCCGAGTCGAGCCCCTTCTGCCGCCCCCCGAACATCCGGTACGCCTGGTGGACCTCCTGGAGCTGCTCGCGGTACGCCTCGTGCTCGTAGGCGGGAGTGTTGAGGTGGAGGAGCCGCTTGCCCCAGACGTCCTCGATCTGGCCCCGCTCGGCCGTCATCAAGCAGCGGTCGTTGAACGAGTCCGTGACACTGGCGTCGATCCCCTCCAGCACCTCGGCGAGCGCCGCCATCGTCGTGTGGAAGTAGCGGGCGTCCAGGGTGGTGCGGATCCGCTGGCCGGTGACGTCGTCCTCCAGCTCGACGTCGTTCTTGCCGAGGTCGAGCGTGATGGTGAAGCGGGCGACCGCGTCCGAATCGGTCGTGACGGTCCCGCGGAACCGCCCATTCGTGAAGATGCCGAACGTCCTGGCTGGCGCAGCCGTCTGGACGACGAGGTCGTACGGCTTGGTCCCCTGGTACGGAATCCGGATGCCGGTCGCGTCGTAGAACTGGCCCTTGGGGATGGCGTCGACGAGGTCGCTGTACCGGTTGACCGGGGTGCCATCGAGGTTGAATCCGGGGTCGCCAGGCATCTCGCTACCTCACGCAAGCAGGCCGTACCGGCCGGTTCGCAGGTTCCGAAGGGTACGGTCACCGACCAACCCGATCGTCGTACCAGCTTCCTGAAGGATGAGGAACTCGAACGACAGCTCGTAGGTGAAGGCGTCCGGGACGGTCAGGGCGAGGCCGGCGGCCGTCCAGACCGTGATGGAGACGGTCCTGGGGGTCGCGACGGCCGGCGACTCGACCCGTACGAGGCTCGCGGAGACCTCGCGGATGAGGGCGGGCTCGTCACCAAACAGCACGACCGTCGGGCACGAGAAGTCGTCCACGCTGGTGGTGAAGTCGTACGGGTGGGTCGCGGAGGGGTTGGCCACCCGGAACACCACGCTCGCGGCCGTTACGGTGAAGGGGGCGGCGTCGTAGATGCGGGTTCCGTTTGCCTCCACGATCACGCGATTGCGAACCCGGGTGATCCGAATCGTCCCCGACAGCATGGTGGACGGCGTGATGACATCCTCGACGGTCGTCCCCCCGACCACGCACAGGAACCGGAAGATGTGGCGCGATCCGGCCGGCAAGCTGGCGTCGAACTCGCGGGAGACCCGGAAGTAGTTGGAGGCGTCGACCTGCAACTCGAAGTCGAACAGGCGGGTCGTATCGGCCGGGGGCTGGTCGATCACATCCGTCTCGATGGTGAAGGCGGCCTCGAACGCACCCGTCGCCCCGAACGTCCCCACCGCCGTCAAGCGCGCCGAGCTGTTGGGGGTCGTGCCGCTCCGCAAGAGGAGACGGTCGTCTTGCGTGACCGTCCCCGACCCCGTCACCCCCGTCTCCCAGAGGGTCACGTCGATGACGGCGCCGGTGAAGTCGTCGTCGAAGGTGGTGTCGGTGTAGACGTACGGCCGTGCGTACGCGTCCGACCCGCCCGACATGATGAGGTCGGTACCGCCCTCGATGGGACCACCGGCTGCATCGAACAGGAAATCGGGTGGGGCCGGGGGGACGGGCGGCATGGGCCGCTCCGCACACCTCGACATCGCCCCCAGCACCTCGGCGGTGATGTCGAACGCAGAGAACCCTGCGGTCGGGTCGCGATCGGCGCCTGTCCGGTCGGCCATCCCACTACTCCGGAATCACCAGGTCGATGCAGTCGCCCAGGTCGGCCATCTCCTCGGCGGTCAGGTCGGCCAGGTGGGCGGTGTCGTCAGCCGGGGGGTCCCGGTTCTCTCCAGAGCGATCGGCCATCACCCAACCTCCACGACGACCCCGGCGGGCCACGGAAGCGTCACGTCTCCGAAGCAGATGCGGTCTGCCACGCCGTTGCGGATGAGGGGCTCACCCTCCTCCTTGGGGCATGCGAGCCAGCGCATCTGCGAGCCGAACCCTTTCCACCCCACCCCCGTGCCCGCCCCCGACCCCCGCCCCCAGGCGATTGGGAAGTCGTTGACCTGGCCGGTGTTGCCGTTCGTGCCCGCCTGGATGGGGACCATTTGGCCGTACCCCGAGTTGTAGTAGACGTGTGGGACGAGGTTGACCCACGCCTCACCAGCCGTGTTCTTCGCGTACCACCCATTCGTGTTGGTGCCGGCCGGTCCCAGGCCCCCTCCATACTGGAACATGCTGGTCGTAGAGCCAGAGAGGTAGATGGCCGGGTCGGGTTCCTCGTCCGGGTAGCTGCCCGGCACCATTGGCTCGAACACGATGGTCCCGCCATCATTCGACGGGTAGGTCCCGCACGACTTCGCGATCACGTACCAGCCGAACGGAGCGGCGTCGTCGGCACCGATGTGGTAGACGAACTCGCCGTAGTTCGGCGCGCTGCCTGGACCGTCGAAGATGAAACCCCCGTTGGTCGTCCCCCCAGCCGCCATCATGGTGACGTTCTGGCTGTCGCCGTCGGCGGCCGACTGGGTCGGCATGTCATTGGCATCGCCGGCCACATCGTAACCGTCCTCGGCCGACACCTTGATCCACCAGTACGCCACCCCCGACGCACCTCGCTGGAAGCAGAACTCCCGGCGCGGCACCATCGTGGCAGGCCCGCGGATGTGGAACCATGCCCGCGAGTTGTTCATCCCGTTGGCCCCGGATCCCGCGTGCGTGATCTGCACGCCAGTCCCCGAGTAGGTCGTGCCGTCCGCATCGGCCACCACCGTCCACCCGCAGGACACAAGGAGCTGGCGGAGCGCGAAGATGACCTCGGCACCGCCGTTCACCCCCACGAAGTTGTTGACGTCGTACTGATAGGCCATCGTCGTCCTCCTACGCGAGCACCGGAACGACATCGGGCCACGGGAACGTCACGTCATCCATGAGGACGCGGAAGCGGACACCACCCGCCGAGATGGTGTCCATGTTGGCTCGGTCCTGCACGGTCCACCGGACCATCGACCCCACCCCCTTCCACCCCAGACAAGAGCCGGCGGAGGCAGCGCGGCCGTATGGGATGGGCAGAGTGTCCTCGCCGGTCGTGTAGGGGTTGGCGTGGGTCCCCTCGGATGGGGCCATGATGCCGTACCCGCTGTTGTAGTACCGGTGACCCAGCATGATGACCCACGCTTCACGCGTCATGTTCATCCGGAACCAACCGGAGGGCGCGCTGCTCGCACTGGCCGATGTCCAGGACGAGTAGGTCAAGGTACTGTTGGTTGCCGTGATGACGACTGGGTCGGTGTCCTCGGCCGGGTAGCTGCCTGCCACCATCGCGTCCATGAAGAAGGCGCCAGCCGTCACGGCGGTCGTGTCGACCGCGGCGAACGCGTAGAACGTGTAGGGGGCGGCGTCGTCGGCGCCGAGGTGGTACTGGTAGGTGTTGGCGGTGGCGAAGATGGTGGCACCCACGACCGAGCTTCCACCGCCCACATTCTGCTGGTCGGTGGCGGTCGGCATGTTGGTGGCGTCGCCGCCAGTCGTGAAGCGGTCGAGTGCGCTGTACTTGATCCACCAGGCCGTGTTGCCCGCGGTGCCGCGCTGGATGCAGAACTCCCGCCGGCCAGCCGGGTCCTGGATGCGGAACCATGCCCGCGAGTTGTTCATCCCGTTGGCCCCGGAGCTGGCATGCGTGATCTGCACGCCAGTCCCCGAGTAGGTCGTGCCGTCCGAATCGGCGAGGACGACCCATCCAACCGAAACGAGGAGCTGGCGGAGCGCGAACATCACCTCGGCGCCACCGTTGGCACCGTTATTGTTGTTGACGTCGAACTGGTAGGCCATCGTCCCCTCCTACCTGACCGGCGCGACTCCAACGGGCCAAGGGAGCGAGATGTCGTCGAAGACGACACGGCCGTTGGAAAGGGGTTGCATGTTGGAGTGGTCGGATCCGGTCCATCGCATCATTGCGCCGAACCCCTTCCATCCGAACTGGGTGGCAGCCGATCCACCTCGCCCCCACGCGATCGGGAAGTCCATGTCTTCGTCGGTGTAGGGGTTGGGACCCATGCCATTCGGGTAGAGCTGGCCGTAGCCCGAGGAGAACAGGTAGTGGCCGGTGAACCGTACCCAGGTTTCGCCGCCGAGGTTCATCGCGTACCACCCGAACGGCGCCGACGCCGCCGACGTCAACCGGGATAGATCGAGGGGAGTGCCGCCCGCGTGGCAGTGGACGATGCGGGGGTCCGCATCCTGCGAGGGGTAGCTGCCCGCCACCATCGCGTCGAACACGAAGCACGAGTACGGCGCTCCCGTCCCATTCGAGCAGGTCACGAGGTAGAAGGTGTAGGGGGCGGCGTTGTCGGCGGCCGCGTGGTACTTGTAGTAGCCGGCCGTGTTGAACAGGGCGGTGCCCGCGTTGGTCGTCCCCCAGACGTTCTGGACGTCCGTGGCGGTTGGCATGTCGTCTTCATCGGGCGCCCCACCCGTGAACTTGTCGAGCGCGGAGTACCGGATCCACCAGGCCGTGTTGCCACCCGATCCCCGCTGGATGCAGAACTCCCGCACGCCAGCCGGGTCGGTGATGCGGAACCACGCCCGCGACACGTTCATCAACGTGGCAGTCGTGAGGATGTCGCCGACCGCCGAGTAGAGCCCCGAGCCCGTCCCCCCGCCAGATCCGAGGACGGTCCACCCGGCTGAGACGAGAAGGGCCTTGAGGTCCCACATGGCTTGGGCGCCGCCGTTGACGGTGCCACCCACGTTGTTGGGGTCGTACAGGTAGGCCATCCGTCACCTCAAGAACCCGGGTCGTCCCGTCCGGCGGTTGCGGAGGGTTGGGTCGTTCGCGATCGTGATGGCCAGCTCGCCGTTCAGCGGAGCCATCACGGTGAAGGCGGCGTCATCGAGGTACTCGAAGGCGTCGGCGAGCGCCGAGAAGGAAACGGCCGCGGTAGCGAGGTTGAGGTCGACGACGCCGACCCGGATGCCCGGCGGGGTCGTCCCGATGATCCGGTCTTCCGAGAGGACTTGGGCGTCGAGCATGGGTTCCGTGCCCATCACCACCATCGTGTGGACCAAGAAGGAGTCGAAGTCGGTCGAGATGGCATACGGGTCAGCCAGGTTGCCGGTCGAGATGCGGATCGACCCTGCCGTCGTAGGGAACGCGGTGTAGCGAAGCACCTCGATGTCGTTGGCGTACAGGTAGACGGTCGAGCCCTGCCGGATGACCCGGAGGTCGCCCGCCAAGTCGCTGGTAGGCAGGTAGGCGGACTCGACCGTCACACCCCCGACCACGACAGCAACCTCGTAGCGGTCGCCGAACGCCCCGCCCGTCTTCCTCGACACCTGCGCGTAGTTGTTGGCATCGATCCAGAGGGACAGGACGGCCAGCTCGACGGGTGTGGCGGGGGGTAGAGCGACCACGTCCGTCTGGACGGCGAACGAGACCTCCGCATCCGTGTCGGTTACGGTTGCGATGGATGTGATGCGCGCGTAGGCGGCCGCCCCAGCTCCGACATCGAGGTGGAGGCGGCCGTCCGATTCGGACGCGGCCGACCCAGCTCCGTTGACCGCCACGGTCCAGAGGGCTGGGTCGACCACGACCCCGTCGAACGGGTCATCCATGCTGGTGTCGAGCAGGCCGAATGCGGCGATCTCAACGCGTGTCCCACCCGACACCGGCCCACTGCCCGGTGTGACCAGGATGAGGCCCTGTCCGTAGACCACCCCACCCCGGTAGACGATCCCTGTTCGATAGATACCCACCAGCTACCCGCTCAGGCGGCCTCCTCGGCGGCGGGTGGGAGGGCGGGCTCGGCCGGCTTGGCCTCCTCGGCGGCCGGCGTGAGCGCCTTGGCCGCCTCGGGCTTGAACGCCACCAGCACCCCTTCCGTCTCCTCCCCATCCGACTTGATGGCCTGCTCGAACGCCTCGACGTACGGGATGAGCTGGCGGGTCACCGCCCCCCTGGTCAAGTGGGGGGCCTGCTTGGTGAGGTCGTTGTCACCGACGACCCGGTCGTAGACAGTCAGGAGGAACTCGACGTCCTCGCGGGAGAGCAGCATAGTGATGGACTCGTCGGTGGCGGGCATGCGCTTGAGGTCGGTGGCGAGCCCCTCGACCATCTTCTCGTTGACGCCGAACTTGACGAGCAGGTCGGCGAACGCCTGGACGATCCCGGGTTCGAGCGAGGGGGTCGACTTGGACAGGTCATCCTCCCCCTCCCACAGGTCCATGAGGGACGCGTGGTTCTTGCTCTCGTTCCGATCCTTCGGCCGGAAGACCTCCAGGTAGCGGAAGAAGAGGGTCCGGGTAGACTGCTTGATCGTCAGGTTCCATGCGGGGGGTCGTGCTTTCCTTGCCATCTTCGGTTTTCCTTTCGCGCTCTCCAATGGGAGCGGTTTAGATGAAACAGTAGTCGGCGGCCCTCGCGCGGGGCCCAGGGAACGTCAAGCTCTCCCTCGTTCGGCTGATCGCCTGCCACGCGTGCCCAACGAGGCTGTCGCGACCGATGTGCTGAGCGAGGTTTGGGTAGTGCGTGTAGGCCGCGACCTTCGCGTCACCGATCCAGTCGGTGAGGAATCGGTCCCAGAAGTGGGCGCGGTGCGCCGGGTATCGTGCGCGGCACGCGCGAACCCCTTCGACCGCCGCCCCCACGAGGTTTCGACGGATGGCCATCAGGTACGTGTAGAACGACTGGTCGTCGATCGGGACCCACCCGCACCGCGTCAGGTACTTGAGGTTGCAGAACGACAGGAAACCTGCGTTCGCTGGAGCACGAGCGAGTAGCCTGGGTAGTACGGCGGCGAGGTCGGGCAGGCAGATGACGTCGTCCTCGGCACGCACGACCCAATCGCTCGTCTGTTCGGCCGCCCCAACCTCCAGGGTCCTGAGTGCGTTCTCGGTCAAGCCACGACCATCATCCTCGACGAACGTGCAATCGAACCCAGGCAAGAGGCCCACGCGGGATTCGCGGCGGGCCGGGTGGCTCGTGACCGCTACCTTCATGCAGCCGCCTCCAACTTGGCGATCCGGTCTTGCAGGTCGGCGACCTGCGCCTTCAGCATGTCGATCTGCTCGCGGTTCTGGTAAGCGGCGCCGCCGACCAACGCGAGCATCGGCTTGATCCCAACCATGTAGCCGCCATCATTCGCCCGCGAGAACACCCCCATCGCGCACAACCGGTCGAGCGACTCCTTGCTGCGCTGACGACTGGCCGGGAAGACGTGGTCACGCAGCACCATCGCGTCGTCGAAGTCGTCCATCAGGTTGACGGGGTCGGATCCATCACCGATGTCCGTACGAACCGAGAGACCGCCCGTCTCGTCAAGTGTCATGGTATCGGTCATGGCGGCCGAGATGTTTTGCCGCCACACGAACGTGGCACCGATGCCGGAGAAGTTCGTCACCTTCATGACGAGCTGGCCGTATGTCACTCGAATGGGGGTGGTGTCGTCCATCGAGTCCCACTGGATGCACCCCAGCTCATCGTTGTTCGCGATGTCGTCCGTGTGGGCGCGGTAAAGTGTGAAGGTCGGACCGAAGGTTGCACCGTTGTCGTTGGTCTGGATCGACATGTTTCCCAGACGATCGACGCGGAAACGAGCTTCCGTACCCGTTGTTCCAGCGTACCAGTCAGCAAGGTAGAGGCTGCCGACGACTGCCGTCTCCGACACGGCCATCCGGTTGATCGTGATGGTGCCGTTTGCCCCGCCCGTCTGGTTGACGGTCACGATGGTGTTCCACCCATTGAAGACGGCTGTCCCGCTGGCCGGTGCAAACCCGATGGTGTGTGAAACGGCGTTGGTCGTCCCGCTCGCCTGCGCGAAGCTGCCGGAGTGCTGGAGGGTGACGGAGTCGATGTTGATGGCGAACGAGTAGCCCGACACGATCGACAGCGTTCCGGTATCCGAATAGAAGCCTAGCCCACCCGCATAGATGTAGCTGACGTAGAGACGACTTGTCCCCGCAATGATGTTGGCAAACTGGTCGGCGTACGCGCGGAACACCTCGTACATCGTATTGGAGCCATCGGTACCGCCCCGCCCCCAAAGCGACATGCCACCCGCCGTGGTGACGTTGTCGGGCCCAACCGTGTGGTTGGGCCGACCGATGAACCCATTGATCCGGGCGTACTCAGTCTTTACGGACTGCTCGTCCTCCCCATGAAACGAGACGCGCCCGACAACATCGGCCGCCGCCGGGCTCGCGGAGTTCTGGTAGAGCTGGATCTCGGGGCCGAGCGCGGCTGCCTCCAGGTTGGTGAGGAAGAGGTTGCCGATTCGATCGACCGCGAATCGTGTCGAACCACCAACCTGCCAATCGGCGATCTGGTGGCCAGTCCCTCCCAGGGCCGTCTCGATGATCTGGATGCGGTGCGCGGTGTATGCGCCCGGTGAACCGCCCGCACTCGTGTGGTTGACGGCAACCTGGTGGTCGACGCCGATGTAGACGGCAGTCGACGCGGCGCCCGGCACGAAGGTCGCGTTGGTCCTGTGGCCGATGGCCGTGCCGGCCAGTGTCGTGTGGGTCGCGTTGTGCGTGATGCTCGGGACGGTCGTGGGCGTGTCGCCGCCAGTCGTGTAGACCGTCGACCCCCCACCCGTGAGATCCGTTCGGCCGTTGAACGCGGCCACGGCGTAGATGAGCATCCCACCCCCGGGCGAAGACACTGTCCAGAAGGTCGAGCCGTTCGCACTGCAACTGACGACTCCATCGCCACCCGAGAAGAGGCCAGAGTTGGTATCGGTGGCAAACGAGTAGGTTGGCGTCGACGCCGCACCTGCGACGCCAAGGGTCTGGCCGATCCCGTTGATCATGAAAAGGGTAGCGCCACCACCTGGAGTAGCTGCGTTGTCTTCGATGAAGAAGACGTACTCGTCGACGGCGGCATCATCCGTCATGGTGAAGCCGAAGGCCGTCGTTCCAGCCGTCATCGTTTTCGTTGACTGGAAGAACGCGGACCCGACCGCATTCGACATCAGGTTGAGGACAGTCTTGAGCGTGCCGGCGTCCATCAACTTGAAGTTGAGGTAGCCGTCCTCTGTCAGGTTGCTCACGTCTGAGGCGACGACGGCGATCTCGCCGAACTGCGTCTTCGCCCCCGGGACCGCCGAATCGTCCTCCGCGTAGAACGTGATCCGGCCTGCCACGTCACCATCGAGCGCGGCATCCGTGCGATTCAGGTAGAGCTGGATCTCCGGTCCCGTCGCCGGAGCGCCAGTCGTCACACCGGGGGTGTGGGAAAGGATCGCTTGCGCGATGGTCCCGGCGGTGCCGGTCAGATCCAACCTCGTGGCAGACGTCGAGATGGTCGCATCGGTGTGGTAGCCGTTGCTGATCGTGTACGGCGCCGCCGTCTGGAAGGCGATGGCGGTCGTGTACATCCACAAACCATCGGCGCCGATCGAACCTGCCGTGTTGAATGTCCCACCGTACCCGTAGTCGAAGACGAGCCTGCCCAGGTGGTTCGGCGAGGTGGCGTTCGTCGGATAGGCGTAGACCCTTCCGGTTCGCACCGTGGCCCCAGCCGAATCCTTGCCCCAGAACGTGAGCGACCCAGCGATGTCGTAGGCGGCACCAGCCGCGGTTTTGTCGAGGAAGAGGCGAAGCTCGGGACCTGACGTGCCCGCAGTCGTGAGCGTCGATGTCGTCAGCCCTGATGCAAACCTCATCGTCTCGACGCCCGCAGACGCGATGGCGGTCTCGGTGCTGCCCGGGAAGAAGAAGCCGTTGCCGACCGCCGACCCTACCGTGATGGCGGCGGCTGACCCGACGCCCGAGTAGAGGTAGGACGCCAGGACAGTCGTGACATCGAACCGACCAGTGGCATGCAGGACGGCGAGCTGACCACCCCCGTTGTCGTTGATGCGCAAGCGGTACGTGTCGGTCCCGACGTCCGCTTCGTTGATCATCGAGATGGTCCGCAGCGCGGCACTCGTCTGGCCGACGAAGTTGATGCGGCCGGACGACACACCCGCAGCCGGCGCGGCACTGAGGCCGATTTGCAGCGCAGCCCCGATGCCGGTTGCGCCTGTCCGGTTCAACTCCAGCGCATTCGTCGCATCGACAACCGCGTTGGTGATGACGACAGCGCCCGCGTCGGCCGTGATGCTTCGGCCAGCACCGGCCCCACCGAAGTCGTAGGAGGCGTCGAGCGTGCCGGCCCCTGCGCCCGAGTAGGCGAGCAGGTGGTCGACGCCGGTATCATCGGTGAAGTACGGGGTCGACGGAACGTCGTTCTTGACCCAGTAGGTCCCGTAGCCGGCCCATGCGGCCGGAGCGTTCGGGACGGTCGCGCGCTCGGGGAACCGGATGCCACCGTGTTGAAGGCGCATGCCCTCGACGTCCGAGCCGACCTCGGCGATGCGGACCTCGATCTCACCTTCGTGCGACCCAGCCGTCGCGGTCGTGATGATGCCGCGGAGTCCTGCGAACTTGATCGGGCTGAGTGATGAGTAGGTCGAGTCCTGGCCGTAGAACGTGTACTCGCCCAGCTCATCGAGCGCTTGGCCGGCCGCACCTCGGTGCCTGTAAGACCTGATCTCCCCTCCAGTAGCGGAATCGGCGTACTGATACTCGATCTCCAGGTGGAGTCGATCGGCATTCCCGGTAGAGTAGGTATGGATGCGGGTACTAGAAGCGGATGCCCCGATGCCCAGGCCCATCCGACCCGAGGCATGAACCTGGAAGTAGGTTTCGGCATCATAGTGCCCGCCAGTGATCAAGACGCCTGTACCGGTACCGCTCTGTCCGGCCTTGAGCACCAGGGCTGTACCGGAGATGTCCGTGACCTTGATCTCTGCTGCCGTTGGAGCGCCTGCCGTTCGTGCAGAGTCGACCATGAGGAGCGGACCAAGGGCGTCGACCCCCCCGACCGGCTCGGAGACGCGAAGGGCGTAGTCCGTGATGCCCATCGGAGACGATGCCCCGCGAGCAATGTCGACCGCCCCACTGGCGTCGATGACGATCGTGTTGCCAGCAACCGCGTCGTATGCGTTCTGGAGCGTGGTACCTAGTGCGGTCGAGATGTCGGTCCAAGCGCCCCCGTTCTCCGAGACCTCGAACCGGCTGAGCGCTTCGTTGTAGCGGATGCGTCCGCGGCCAGCCGCCGAGATTGGGGCGGTCGAGCCACCCCCAAGATCGAGGTAGACGTCGTCGGCCGCCCCGCCCCCGACCCGGAACCGTTCGTTGCCGGCACTCCGGAGCGACAGAAGGATGTCGGAGTCGAGGTGGGCGTTCGTCGTGTCGAACAGGAAGGCGATCGACCCCGTGTCCCCACCGGCCCGCTGGCTGGTCAGCCGGCCCTGACGAAGCTGGTAGTCGTGCGAGGTCGCGACCGCCGAATTGTCGATCCCGACCTTGGCCTCGATGGCGTCGACGGCATCAGCCAACGAGTTGGGGTGGCTGGCAATGATGTCGTGGACGGTGTCGACGAGGGTGGGGAACGAACCGGCCACCGAGTCGAGCGCGGCCGGGAAAGCCGTTCCGCCCCATTCCAAGATGACGCCCATCGCCTACCTACCTTGCCCGTCGAACCGGAACGCGATCGTCCGGTACGCCCCGTTCGCGTTGTACCTCGTCCAGGTGAATCGAGCGCCCTGCCTGACCATCGAGCGCTCGTCGGCCGGCACGTCCCGGTACCAAACGGTCGTCCTGGATGTGGAGCCGTCCGGATGGGTGATCTCCGCGACGAACACCCTGGAGAACAGGTGGGTCACGACGCCACGCACTTGACTGGGGCCGGCTCCACCGTCCCTGCATGGCCCTCACCCTTTCCTCGTCGTCAGCATCACACCACCGTCAGGACGACGTTCGTGCTGGTCGTCCGGGCGTACTCGTTCTTGGCGATCAAGATGTCGGCGGGCGCGGCACCCGATCCGATGACCCGGAAGGTCGTGAAGACCAGGTTGTCGATGCCGGCGATCTTCCTGACCTCCGCGTTGACGTCCGACTGCTCGACGTCATCGTCGAGGCCGAACCCGTTGATGAAGGCGACGATCGCCGAGATGGCGGCTGCCCGGCCGGTCGTCGAGTTGGTGCCGGCCAGGAACGAGATGTTGCCGGCGATCTCGACCTCCACCTCCGTCCCCTCCTTGAACAGGACGTCGCGGCCGAACACGTAGCGGTCCGGGTTGACGAACTCGGCCTGGAGGGTGCCGGGCAGCGCGTTGTAGTTGTATGTGATGTTCAGGGAGGTCCCGATGGCCGGGGGCGTCCCACCCGCCAGGAAGACGACGGCGTCTTGCGCGCGGTTGGAACCGGCGTTGTCGCCCGTGTCCTTGACGAGTTCGTAGTCGACCCCCTGGATGAAGGCGGGGCCGCCCGCGTCAACCGATGCGATCGATCGGACCGGCTGGCTGTTGAGGACGATGGCCTGCCCGACCCCCAGGAAGACGTGCGATTCGGTCGTCGAGACGAGCGATTCGCCGATCAAGTAGACGTCGACGGCGCCCGAATCGGTTGTCGCGCGGGTCAGGAGGGGGTCCTGACCGAAGACGAGGCCAGCGCCCAGCACGGCACTGAACAGGTCGTCGACGTCACGGCCGAGCCCGTAGGGCGTCGAGATGTCGGTGCCGGCAATCGCGACGAACAGACGCTCGGCGAACCGTTCGTTCGACTCCCGGTCCGCTCCATTGATCGTACGGACCCGGTTGGTCACGTAGTCGAAGCCGGGCAAGCTCGTCTGCATCTGGGTGATGCGGCCGGGCCCCACGTTGCCCGACTGGCCGACCGCAACGGCCTCGATCGAGACCTCCAACTCGTAGAAGGAGGTCGACGCGTTGAAGTAGAGGGCGGCAGTTGCAGCCGGAAGCGTCTGGGTCTCGACCGTCCGGAACGAGATGGAGCGGCCGAGCGTTGGGTCCACCACGGTGGCGACCGGGAAGTTGATGGGGACGACGAGGTCGCTGCCGGGCGCGATGCGCGCCTGGAAGAAGACGGTCCCGGACGCCCGGGTCCCCGGCGATCGAATGAGCTGCTCGTTGAACGCGTACTCGTCCAGTTCGTTCTCGGTGAAGTCGCCGACGTTCAGGAGGGACATGATCAACGAGAGGCGTCGGATCCGGTCGTTCTGGGGCTCCAGGACGCTCGCGACGGGGGCGACGACGGTGTCGCGGATGGGGCCGACCTCGACGTCCAGGTTGGGGTTGCGGTCGAGCGTGGCGGTCTTGAGCTGCTCCTCGAACTCGGCACTGGTAATTTTGGCGATCATCACGCCACCTTCCTGTTGCCGTAGGTCTCTGTCGTTCGATGGCACGGCACACAGAGCGTTCGCCCGTTACCAACTTCTAGTCGAAGGGCTGGGAAATCTGAGAACCGCTTGATGTGATCGGCATTCAGCCGCCCACCCCTCAAACCACAGACCTGGCAGGTGTAGTCGTCTCGTACGAAGACGGCCACCCGCCACGCCTTGTACGTCGCTGACGTCCTGATCAGTGTTTGTTCCGGCGTCACGCCACCCTTCCACGCTGGGTGATTATCTCGACTGTTGGCCCTAGAAATCTTTCGCCGAGCCTCTTCGCTGAGCTTCTTCCCCCACATCGGAGCCTTCTTACCGGTGTTCCCGTAATTGGGATTTTTTATCCCTACGAACTTCCCATCCTTGGCTGCTGCCTGCTTGCGTCTCGCTTCGATGGTGTGGTGTCGACCGAACATCGGGTTCGCAGAGCCGGGTCGCACTCGACGGCATCCGCAACTCTGTGAATGACCAGAACGAAGATCGACGCCGACTACAACGGTCTCGTTTCCGCAAAGACAACGACAAAGCCAGCGCACATATCGACCCCGGTTTGGCGCTCTGGCAAGCACACTAAGCTGCCCGAACGTCTGCCCGCTGATGTCGATCAAGCGCACCTTAACCTCCCGTGACCGACGTGATGGTCCCGCCGTTCGCGATCTCCTCACCCGCCACCGTCCGGATGGCCGCCCGGAAGATCACGGAGGTGGGGTCGGCATCGTCGACGCGAGCTTGGTTGAACACCAGCTTGGCGACCGTCTCGTTCTTCGCGAGGGTGGCGCGCAGGCGCTTCTGGAGCCCCATCCATCGATCCACAGCGGTCGAGATCCGCTCCATGATGGTGAAGGCGGTGACGTCCGGATGGTCGGGGACGGCGCCGACCAGCGCGATGATGCCGGCACCGAACCCGTTCGCCTGCGTCTCGATCGAGAGCAGCTCGCGGAAGTCCTGCTTGGCCTTCGCCAACCCCGAGACGGTCAGGGGGCGGCCAGTCGAGTCGTCGAGCACCCAATCCCCGTTCTTCATGTAGATCGTCAAGGCCATACGTTCACGCGGCCGCCGGGCTCGTCAGCTCCACGATGATGATCTCGATGAGGGCGCAGACGTCGGTCAGGAGGGTGGAGAGGTCGTTGAGCCGAGCCATCTCCGTGTTGATGTCGTCGATGATGGCGGTCTGCTCGCGGACCCGGTAGAGCACGTTGTCTGCTACGGCCAGGGCGGTCGTGACGACCTCCTGGGGGGCGGTCAGGAAGTCGCCGAACTCCGTGCAGGTATCGACCAGCCTGGCCACCCCGGTCGGGTAGAACGAGAGGGCTTCCTGGACGGGTGCCAAGGCGGCCTCGTAGGCGGCCTGGACGGCCTCCAGCTTGACGTTCTTGAGCTGGATGGACGTTCGGTTGACCAGCAACTTAGTCAACCTGGTGGCGATGATGGCCTGCTGGGCGGTCGCGGCATCGCACAGGGCCCGGAGGGTCGCGATCGACAGGGTTCGCAGGATGGTGGCGACGCAGGGCTCCAACGCCATTGCTCTGCCACTCTACCGCCCAACCGAGCGGAACTTTAGAAGTCCTGGGCCTACTCAGCTACCAGGAGTTGCCGCGAGTTGCGTGAAGGCGACCTGGCTGAGAATCGCGTTGCTGGCCAGGTAGGCTTTGAGCGCGTTGAGGGCCGCGACCGTCGCGGGGTTGAACCCGCCCGTGCTGCCGGCCACCAGGACGACACCGGTCGACAACGTGTCGATGAGGTTCTGGAGAAGGGTGTTGAGCTGGGTGCCGAGTGGAACGGGTTCGTTGGCACTCGGTCCACCCAATCGGAGGACTGTTGCAGGCTGAAGGGTGATGTCACGGTACTGGGCGAGCAGGCTGGACGTCAGGCCGACCATCTTGAGGCCCAGGGCAGTCGCGAGGGCCGATTGGGTCGCCTCGACGTTGCCCAGGGCGTCGACCTCCAACTCGAACGCAACCGTCGCGCCGGCCGCATCGTAGACGCGTACGTGGGCGCGAAGCGGCCCCCCTCCCGACCCTACCGTAGGGGCAAAGGGGGTCGAGTCGTCCACGACATCCCCGACCTTGACGTCAACCATCGGGGTCGCGACCGCCCCAGCGTCGTGGGCGAGGAACGTGCGGGCCTCCCGGTAGACCCCAGCCGCCAGGGCCGACTCCTCGGGGTCGGTGGGGAGGAGGAGGCGGCGGACCTCGCCGAACCGCTGTTCCGACCCCGCGACCACCACGCGATGGAGGGATGCTTCGATGACGCTCTCCAGCCGGTCCTTCGACAGCGTGATGGCAACGGGCCCCCCGGTGAGCTGAAGGGTTCCGTCCGCCCCACCCCAGATAGTCGCTCGGCCGGCGCTGCGCAGCTCGTACTCGCCCGCCTTCAACTCGCGGATGAGGAACTGGTCGGCGGCGTCTTCGTCGGCGAGTTGCCCGTAGTTGATCGCCTCGAACGCGATGATGTGCATCGACCCGTCCATCCCCTGGATGAGGGTGACGGTGTCGCCCACCTGCGGGATCATCCGGAACCAGCTCGACCGTCCGAGCGCGAACGAGAACTGGACCATCGGGAGCTTGACGTCATCCCGCACGCTACCCCCCTGGGTGATCCGGACCTTCAGGACGCCGTTGCGCGGGTCGACCGCCGTGATGACGCCATCGACCGAGCAGCCTGGGATCTCGTCGCGGTTGCCGTAGAAGGGGTCCTCGTCGCCTGGGATGGGCTCTCTCATACGATCACATCTCCGTCGATCAACTGCTGTTCGAGCTGGCGGTCCTGGATGGGGACGCGCGTGGCGGCTTGCTGGAGTGTCGCCTCCCGATCACGCCTCACCTCGTCCGACTCGTTCGCGTCGGGTGTCGTGGAATCGGGTTGGGCTCCGAAGAGGACCCGGTAGTTGAGCGGCCGACTTGCCTGCCCGGACAGCGGCACGTAGATCATCTTGTTGTCAGCCGTCATCATGCCGGTCCACCCCCGCATGTACCGCAGGCCGATCGACGTCCGCCACCCCCCGTTCCACGCCATCGAGTGCGACACATCCGCCGAGGTCCCGATGTGGTTGCGGAGCTTCCAGAGGTACGGGCGGTTCAACCCGCAGGAGAAGCGGGGGACGAGGGGGAGGCCAACGGAATGGGCGTCCGCGTTGACCTTGTTGAGCATGATGTTGGCGTAGATGCGGGCCGCTTCCTCCGTTCGGATCCGTCCCTTCGTGTTGCCGCGCTCCTGGCGGGTCCCGTAGACCGGGAACATGGCGGGCAGCTTGACGACCACGTCTGGCAGGTTGGCTGCGATCTCGTTGCCCGTCTGGGTGTGGCGGGTGGGCTGAGGGGCGACGGCCGCGATCGTCCTGACGGCTGCGTCCGAGAAGGTCGAGGACGACGCGAACTGGTCGTCCAACTCGACCAGGTAGTTGCGCTCGTACACGCCAAGGTCGTCTGGGTCGAAGTCGTACAGGGGGAACTCGACGACCAGGTCACCCTTGGGGGTCGCGTAGAAGACGAACTCGATGCGGGCAAGCGCGTCGTAGAGGAGCTGGAGGAAGTTCTGCGACTCCGACTTCATCGAGTACGACTGGACCAACTCCAAGCCGACGACGTCGTTGCCGATCGATTCCGCGCCCGCGGGTAGCAGGACGAAGACGCGACCGCCGTCGACCGGGAAGTTGACGGGGTCCTCGCCGATCAACGTGATGAAGTCCTCGATGGTCGCGTCGTAGAACGGCTTGCCGAGCCGCCGTTCCATCTTGGCCCGGTAGTCCGATTCATCCGTGTCCTTGTTGAGCATGGTGTGGACGTCGTCGCGGCGGACCGGCCACGAGACGATCCCCTCCCACTGCTGAAGGGAGACGGGCTCGATGCCATCGGGTAGAGGTTCCCCTCCCTGGATCGACAGGCCATACACGTGGGCACCCACGCAAGGCGATTCCAATGCGAGACGGGCGTCGCTGACGCGGTTCTGCGCGACCTGCTGGACGGTGCGCTGGTCTCGGTTCTGGTTGATCGCGTCGGCGACGGCCCGCTGTTCCTGCTCGGTCAGATCGGTCGTCAGGGCTCCGGACCGTGCGCGGGCTGCGATCCGTTGGACGAGCAGGGTGCCTTGGATCTGTGGGGTGGCACGGAACGACTGGATCTCCTGCTCGACCGTCTGACGCAGCGCTTGGCGGTCGATGTCCCTGGCAGGCTTGAACGACCCGATCCCCGAGATGCCGAACCGGCGCATGACCTTGTCGCCGAACCGGTTGATGTAGTCGACGACGAAGGCTTCCTGCTGGATCTCACCGAGACGGTCGCGATCGTTGCTCCGGCGCTCGATGTAGCTGTCGAGGGCGGCCTTCTGGGCTGGGGTCAAGGTGGCGCGGATCTCTTCGATGGACGCGGTCGGTGAGTACCGGGTCGTATCGACGTCCCCGATGAGCCCCATTTCGATCGCCCGCTTCTGCGCGTCCGCCTCTGTCATGTCCGGTGGGGCGATCAAGAGGGTCTCGAAGACGGGCTCCCGCTGGGTCCCGAACACGATGAAGTCGATGATCTCGGTCAGCGTCTTGTTCGAGAGAGGGTTGGAGAAGGCGCTGTACTGCGCCTGGTCGGCTGGCGTTCGGTTCGCCGCATCGATCAACCCGGGGTTCGCGTACACGCGAGCGTACCGGAACAGCTTGGTCGGGTCCTCCGCCGCGATGGTCAAGACCTTCTGGTTGTTGACCGAGCAGTCGTCCGTGATGTCAGTCAAGAGGCCGGAGAACCCGTAGTACCAGGTGGTCGGGTCGAACGGGTCGCGCACGAAGATGCGGAGGGGGTCGTTCGGGTGGAACAGGGGGACGCCATCCGCGTACGGGTAGCGGGTCCGGTGGATCTTCCCGACCGTGTTGCCCTTGGCATCGACGTTGTCGACCAGGATCTTGGCGTGCGACTGCTTGAGGAAGAAGAGCTGGCTCTTGACCGACTCGGGGTTGGAGAGGCGGTAGTCGAGACGGGTGGTGTCGGTGCTGACGTACTTGGAGGCCCGCTGGGCCGCGAGGTCGCTGACCCGTTCGTCGAGCCCGCTGACCCGAACCTTGTTGCCCAGGTCTCTCGACCGCACCTGTACCTGACTGGCATCGATGCCGGTCAGCCAGAGCATGTCCTCGGTGGTCATCAGGTACTTGTCCCGCTCGCTCAGCAGCGTGATCGAGCAGGTGTTGGGCTGGTTGCCCACGTGGTTCTTGATGTTGATGGCGGTGATGTCTTCGGTGACCTCGAAGCCGCACAGGAAGACCCGGTAGGCCGGGAAGGCATGCCGGACCTTCGGGAGGGGGCCTTCCGGCATGGAGTCGCCGTACAGGAACCGGAGGGCACGATCGACGGACGGGTCAGCCATCACTCACCCCCCGTGACGCTCGGGTCCGAAAAGACGGAGTCGGCCAGGTCGAGCGCACTCTTGACCCGCTCGATCGATGAACGGGAGAAGATGTAGTCGGACACGAACCCGGCGATCTCGTCGAGGTGAGGTTCGGTCGATTGGACGACGAACTGGACGTTCCACTGCCGCTGGAAGGGCTCCTGAGCCGTCTCGGCGAACTGGAGGACGTTCTGGAAGAAGCCGCGGAACTTGACCTGCTTGGGGAAGATGGCGGACGCGTACGTCATCGTCACCAGGTTGGGGATGCCCAACTCCAGGTCGACGATCGGCGCAAGAGTCATCTCGTAGAACTGGAGCCAGGCGATGAGGTGGTCCTTGGCACCGGTCCGATCGGTCGACAGGTCCACCCCAAGGACCCGACCGATCTGCCGCTGGAAGGCTCGGGGGTCGATGTTGCCAGTCGTCCCCGACAGCGACAGCATCAGGATGTCGTTGTTCTGGCCGCGCGCGTTCGAGAAGTGGAAGTAGGTGGTGCCGCCGACCGTGTCCTGCTTCTGGATCCTCTTGGTCTGTTGAAACTGGACGTTCTGCGGGTTGATTGTCATGCGGAGGGGCGGCCGCTCCAGCCGGGCGTTCAGGTCGGACTGCCAGATGACCGCCACCCGATTGTGCGAGTCGGGCCCCGCCGTCAACGTGCTCTTGAGGAGCGCCCCGATGTCCGCGATGAGAGCCATTAGCGTACCCTTCCTGAACGAACCGCCTTGTGACGAGCGGCGCTAGTAGCGAGCGCGTTCGTGCCGATCACGACGGTAGCGCTACCGGTCTGCTGGGTTGGTGCGGGCTGGGCCAGGTAGGCATCGACGTCGGATTGGAAGCGGTTGCCGCCTCTTCCCCTGCTCGCCCGTCTACCCCCTCCGCCGCCGGACCCCTGGGCAGCCGCATCTCGAACGGATTGGTTGACTCCCTCTAGGGTAGAGGGGTCGCCCGTCCCTGCACCCTCTCCCGAAGGCATGTTGATCCGACTGGGTGGGAGCATGACGGTCGGGGTCTCGTCGTCTTCCTCGCCGATCCCTTCCAGAGCCTTGCGGAGCGGCTGAAGGCCCTCGACGCTGCCCAGGAAGTTCTCGCCGGCACCACCGATGTCCTTGAGCCCTTCCCACGCCCGACCCAGGGCCGGGCCGAACAGCTTGCCGGCCTCGCGCATGGCCTGTCCGTAGGCGGCGGCCGTCTTGTCCTCGCCCTTCAGGATGGCGACCATGTAGCGGACGCTCAGGACCAACTCGGCCAGCCCCGCCATGATGATGTCGAACAGGGCAGTGCCGACCTGCCGGACCCCATCGAGTGCCTGGCGGACGAACTTCTGGAACGCCTCCGTCTTCTGCGCTTCCGTCTGGAACGCACCGGCCAGCGCCTTCTTCTCTTCCTTGCTGAGCTGCTCGACCGTCAGACCGGCCGCCAGCTTGTCGCCGATCTCCATGATGGCCTTCGCGCCCTTGAATCCCATCCGCGATTCCAGCCATGCCCTGGCCGACTGCGGGTCTCCCCGCGACATCTCCAGGGCCATCGAGCGCAGCTCCGTGATGCTGCCGGCCAGCACGTTCTGGTCAGGGCCGCCTTCACGGGTGAGCTGGTTGAGCAGGCGGGCACGGGCTTCCAGCCCCTTGCCCATCCCGAGTCGCTCGGCCAGCATGACCTGCTCGCCCATCCCGAAGGACGACAGGCCCCCGAGGATCTGCTGGGTGGCTTGCAGGGCCTCCGCACCAGCCATGTGCTTGGAGATGCCAAGCGCCTCGTACTGCTTGGTGAGCTTCTCGGTCAGGCCGATGACCTCGTGGGTGTTGATGCCCATGTGGCGGACACCGCCGGTCGCTTGCTGGATGGCGTTCGTGAATGCCGAGATCCCCACCCCCGACTTGGCGCCCGCGAAGTTCAGTTCGACGATCGCTTCGGCCGCCTGCTTGGTCGAGTACCCGTACTTGACCATGAAGTCGGCGGCCTGCCGGCCGGCCGTGCCGCCCGCCAACTCGAAGTGGCGTTCGAGCCCCACGGTCAGGCCGTAGAGCGTCTGCATCTGCCCCCCGTACGCCTTGGTGACCCGCTCGCCCAGCTCGCCGGCCGAGATGCCAGCGTCCGAGTACGACTTGGCGACGGCTTCCAGTTCGCCGCGCGTCGCCCCGAACTGGATCTCCAGATCCTTGGCCAAGCCAGCCAGCTTGCCGGCCGCCAACCGGTCGGCCCGGGTGGCCTTGTCGCTGTAGCCGCGGACCGACTGCTCGAAGAGTTGGACGAACCGGTTGGCCTCCGCCTCGTACTTCTGGGTTTCGGCGACCCCCCAGAGCATCAGGCCGAGGATCCCCCCAACCCCCATGACACCGGGCGTCAGCATCGACAGGATGCCGCCCCCCGCCTTCTTGATGTCCTCGGCGATCTCCTCTGGGCGGACCCGGATGAACTTGCTCTCGTAGCTGGAGAGCATCCCGCGGATCTTCTTGAGCCACTGGGAGCGCTGGCGCTTCTGCCCCTTGCCCTTGTCGACCTCGGTCGACTTCTGGTTGACCGCCTGCCAGTCCTTCGTGATGTCCTCGATCTCCTTCCGGCACCTCTCGGTGTACTGGCGGATGTCCTGGATGGGACCAAGGCCCGCTTCCTTGAGGAGGCGGTCGACCTCCACCTTCGAGTCGGCCCCCGTGCTGAGCGACTCGGCCGCCTGGACCATCCGCTGAGCCGACTCGGCGTACTCGGTGGCGGTCTCCTGGTGGCCGGTGACCCTGACCTTCGCTTCAAGTAGATCGGTCATCGTCAGCCACCCCTTCGTAGGGCCTTCAGGTACGGGTACGGATCGACAGCCCCCCAACGGTTCTCGGCACCCGCCTCTTCGGAGATGGGGCGCCGCCGGTACGTGGACGGGTCGTAGATCCGGTAGTGCAGGTGGGCGCCGCTCTCGATCTTCGCCCCCTTGACCGTCACGCTCGGGCTACTGGCGTGCGCGGATAGCACGCCGATGCGGGTGCCGGCATCGATGGCCGGCCAGTTCCGCCAGTTCCCACCCCGCCCCTTGGGGATGTCCTCGCTCTTGTCGATGTGGGCGAGCACATGGGTCATGCCGCTGTTGGGATCGTAGATGGAGACGCGACTCGGTCCGGTGTCCGGGGTGATGCGGCCCGTGACGGGCGCGTAGACGGGTGTGCCGCCCGGCATGACGATGTCCTGGGCGCCGTGGACCGCCCCCTTCTTCCCACCCTTCACGAACTGGTGGGAGAACGAACCGCCGAACAGGTTGCCCGCGCCCCCAAGTGGATCGAACTGGACAAGCGGGATGCTTGGGTCGCGCAGTCGCCCCCGGAAGGCTCCCGACGTCATACCTCCGCCTGCGGATGCGTTCGTCCCTTCGCTCCTGGCATCCGCCTCGGCGGCAGCCGACGGGGCCGCCGCGCTGGTCAGGGCATCTCGCCCCTTCTCCGATCCGGCCGCCAACGCGATTCGTCGTCCCTGTTCACTTGGAATGGTGACGAAGTGGATGGTGACCGGGAGGTTCTCACCACGAGCAGATCCGAACTCCACTCCGGTGATCGCGATGTTGGGGCGGCCCTCCAGGAAACCCCGGTCCGCCCATGTGCCCCGATCATCCTCCGTCTCGTAGGCGATGTCCGAGAGGAGGTCTTGGACGCCCGAGTAGTCCCCAGACGATTGCGCTTGCGCAAGCGCCATCTGTTGATCGGGGGTCAGGGACGTGCCAGTCGCTAGCCGTTGGCCCCCGCGGGACGCGACCGTCTGGATGACGTCTCGACTGGACCGCAGCGCCGCCGTGATGCCCGCCTTCGACTGCCCACTCATCAGACGGGCGGCCATCCGCTTGACGGCATCGGGAGTGGTGATGGCCCCCATGAACGCGTTCATGCCGGCCGAGTCGGGCAGGAGGGCCTTGGCATGTTGGCCGAGCCCGGAGAACCCTTTGCCGATGTCCTTGAGCACCTTCTCGTTCGTGCTCTCCGCGTCCCAGAAGGTGGTTTCCAGACGACCCATCTGTGCCTTCTCCGAATCGGTCAGATCGGAGAAGCCAGGGATGACGGAGAGCTTGTCCTTGAGGAGGAGGGGGAGGTAGCGGAGGCCGATGACCAGTTCGGCGAGCCCGACGGCGATCAAGTTGAACAGACCGAGTCCAATGCGGGCGATGTCCCGGGCGACGTCCTTGAACCCCGTCTCGAAGTCGGTATGGGTGGCGCGCTCCTTCTTGAACGCGTCGTTGAACGTCTTCTCCGCCTTGGTCCGCTCCTCCTTGGTCGCGTTGGTGTTCTGGAGGGTGTCGACCGCCTGGATCATGATGAGGGCGGACTGAGGGCCGAGCTGGGGCATGACCCGTTCGAGCGCGACGCCGATCTCTTCCCTGGTCATCCGCCGGCCCCCACGGAACAGGTCGACGGTCGCACGGGCCATCTTGAGCGCGACGCCCGGCCCCTTCTCGGGATCCATGTAGGCGTCACGGAGCGCGTAGTAGGCGGCGAGGTCGGTGCCGAGCCCCATCTTCTCGGCGACCGCCATCTGCATCCCCTTCGACATGCCCGCGAGCCCTGCGCTGATCTGACCGGTCGCCATGATGGCAGTCGTGGCGGCGAAGTGGGGTTCTAGGCCGCGCTCGACGAGCATGCGCTGGAGGCCGTGCGCCATGTTGAGACCGTCCTGGACGGTGGCGCCGTACTGCCGCATCTGCCCGGTTGCCGTCAGGACGTCGTTGACGAATGATTGGACCCCGATGCCGGAGTCACGGCCGGCGAGCGCGAGCTTGCCGGTCATCTCGGTCGCCTCTTGGGCGGACATGCCGTACTGCTGCATCATCTGGTTGGCCGTCTTGGCGGCCGTCCCCTCGGGCAACCGGAGGGTCGTGTCGATCGCGGCCGTTGCAATCGCAACGCTCGCCCGCGCACCACCGACGTAGATGTTGGTCTTGGCGGTCGCCTCCTCGATCGAAACGCCGGAATCGGCAAGCGTCCTCGTGACCGCCGTCGCCTCCGCCTTGGACAGGCGGAACGTGTCGACCAGGTCGGCGAACTGGCGGCCCAACTGGGCCATGTGCTGGTGGGCGACCGCGTAGCCCTTGGCATCCCCGGACGCGATCGTCTTCTCCCAGAGCTGGGCGTACCGCTCGCCCTCGGCGCGGAGCTTCTCCTCGTAGTGGACGCCGTACAGCATCAGGCCGATGATCCCCCCCACCCCCATCGTCGTGATCGTCCCGCCGACGAGCCGACCGGCCGATGTGAGCGCCTGCCCGGCCTGCTTGTAGAGGTTGAAGAAGTTGCCGATCTTCTTCCCGAGGTCCCCCCGCTTGGTGGACGTCGCCCGTCTCCTGACCCCCTCCTCATCCTCCTCGGTGTCGTCGTCTTCGTCCTCCTCTTCATCCAGGAGGACGGCGCGCAAGGAGTCGATCGATGTGACGAGCTGCTTGTACTCGGTGAAGACCCGGCTGAACGCTTGAGACTGCGCTTCCGACTCCTCCCCGGCCTTCTGGGCGACGCCGGCCGCCTCCGAGAACTCCGAAGCGGCCGTCTCCGCTTCGGCGCGGAGCCGCTTGGCCGCTTCGATCTCGGCGTCGGCGACCGCTTCCTTGCTCTTCTTGATGTCCTCGATGAGTTCCCGGTACTTCTCGACATGCTCGCCGAGCCCGGCGTGCTCGATGACGAGGTCGAGGTCGGCACCCTCGCCTCCACCGAACGAACCGCCGGACTCGGGGGGCACGCATCCTCCTAGTCGTCGAGCACGAAGCTACTGCGGGGGATCGGGACTGGATGGGCGCCGCGTTCGTCGATGCGGACGTCCTCCTCGGGTGAAGCGGGCTTGCGCTGGTCGACGATCTCGACGCCCGCGACCGCCAAGACCTGGCGGCGCTCTACTTCGCTCATCCGCGAGATGTCGATCGGCCGGTCGAGGATCTCCAGGCCGGTGTCACCCGTATCGATTTCGGCAGGTGGGGCGTCGTCCACCTCCCGGATGTCGGGCGGGGCCGCCTGCTCGCCGTCCATCCCCTTGGCCATCTTGTCGATCACGTCCCCGATGGTCGCGAGGAACGCGGGCCTCGCGATGGCGGGAAGGATGGGTTGGACCTCCTGGAAGGTGGTGGGGAGCCGCAGCTCACCGGTCACGGCATCCCGGATGGGGATGAGGTGGGCGCCCAGTACACGGCCGAAAGAGGCGTGCATCAGGTCGGCCGCCTGCTTCTCGTGCCGCTGGATGCCGGTGTACAAGAACACCCACCTCGTCGGGTTCATGTGGAGAAGCTGCTGCCATGCGCCTCCGGGATCGGAGGTGCTGCCGGAGCCTCCAAGGAGGGACCATCCTCCGGCGCCGATGACGTAGTGTTGGATGTCGAGGAGGCGGTCTTCCTCGATGGCGCTTTTAGGCCGCTGACGACCTCCGCGCGCCGCTCTTCCAGCTCGCTGTAGAACTTGAAGAACTCGGTGATGATCGTGTCGTCGAACTGCTGGAGGTACTCGTACAGCCGCTCACGGAAGTAGCTGCGCTGCTCCTCGGGGTCGTTCTGGAGGAGGCCCAGGAGTTGCTCGTCCTCCGGCAGTGGGAACAGCTCCCCGATGGGCATGTCGTTGATGTGGGAGATGGCGGCCGCGGCGGTCGCCGACTTCCTGGACGACAAGAGCGCCATGTTGGATGCCATCGAGATGTACTGGTCGCGCCAGAGCGCTTCCCCATCCGACAGGGTGTGCATCCGGAACCTGCGACCCGCGAACTCGAACGTGTCCTCGATGCGACCCTTGAGCAGATCGCTCTTGAGGTCGAGGAGCACCTGGGACATGGGGCGCGGCGCCTTCTTCTTCTCGGGCGGCTTGCGATCTTCGGCCATTGCGGTGGCCCTCCTGTTCTCGCCCGCCGGGCCCTATCGACCCGGCGGGGTGTAGTGGGGGCGGGATGCCCCGTGTTACTGGAGCCGGACCTTCCGGACGTACACGAGGGTGCCCTGCGTCTGGACCAGCCGGTCGCCGCCGGCCGTGTACGTCCGACCCAGTGAGCTGAACCAGCAGCCGATGTAGCTGCGGCCCTCGATGCCGTTGTTGGGGAACCGCCAGGTCTCCCGAACCTCGAACGGGTTGGACTGGTCGCCCAACATCTCGAAGTCGGGCGTACCGAACGCCTGCTCCATCCGACGGCTGAACAGGTCGTAGCGGCCGACCGAGATGGACAAGCCGCCGACGTTGCCCGGCACCGCTTCGATGGGCTCGCCGGAGGTCGCCTGGTTGATCTCGTAGACGTGCGAGACCTGGCGGGTCATGGTTGCGCCCCACGACTGGATCGATCCGACCGTCAGGCCGGACGCCCTGATGGTCATCGCGTGGGACGTGCGATGGACCGTGTTGGGAGGATTGACAGGCATCGTTCGTCTCCTTACGCCGTCGCGGCGCTCTCACCCACGCTGAAGAACGGCGAGTCCACCGAGAACTCCCCGAAGATCCTCTTCGCCGGGTACCGCAGGTTGAAGTAGAAGCGGAAGTCGAAGCGGGTCGGGTCCGTCGACGACTGGAACACCTGGATGTCACTCGCGAGGTTGATGTCGCGGGTGCGGCCGTTGTCGTCGCGGAACGGCCCGATCGCTCCCGACTGGATCAAGCTCGTGAGCGTGACGGCCACGACCGTCTTGATGTCGAAGATGAAGTCGGTCAGGTCTTCGGGGACGATGCCGATCAGGTTGGCATCGACCGCCTGGGCGACCGTCCGGACGCAGTTGTCCTTCTGGGCACCCGCGCTGATCTCCGCGAACGACACGAGCCCGCCGCCCCCTGCTTCCGTGGTGATGGGGTCGAGCATGATGAGACGGCCGGCGTCGTTCGTGACGACCAGGACGCCCGCGGGAGCGAGCAGATGGCGCTCGGCGTCCAGGTAGGTCTGGAACGTGTCGAGGTCGAACCCCGTGATCGTCTTGCGCAGCAGCGAGGTCGCCACCGACGTGAACGACGTGTGGCGGGCTGCCACGGCGACCGCCAGGAAGGTGGAGTTCAGCTCGACGACCGGCTGAGTGCCGTCCGGGAGCGTGAGGGTCTTGTCGACGTTCGGGGGAGCGCAGAGGATGAAACGGCCGCGCCCGGGCGAGTCGGCGGCGACCTGGAGGGTCCGCTTGGCCCGGTAGATGAACGTGTTGGCCGTGTCGATGTCGCCGATGTCGGTGTCGCGCACCATCCCGAACCAGCCCCGCCGGAACTTCTTCTCCGTGATGGTCGACTTGTTGACCACGTGGTTCATGAGGGTCGATTGGATGGAGAGGAGCTGGCTGGCTGTCATGACATCGGGCAGGGGGGTGACGACCGCCACTTCCGTGATGGCGAAGTTGTCGAGCCCGTCGTTGATGGCGGTCTGGTAGTCGGCGACCGAGTAGGCGTCGTCGTCGTTCGAGTCGCGCACCTGAACGAGGAAGATGCTGGGGGCGTCGTTCTCGAAGGCGATCTGGCCCGCGATGGCGAGGGAGTTGTCGATCGCCGAGTCCCCGACCTGCCCGAACACCTGGTCCTGGCTGAACACCCGCAGAGGCGTGTTGTAGTCGGTGGTGGGGCGGACGTAGTCGTAGGACGCGTAGTAGACGGATCCGACGGCCGGCCGCTCGCCCGTTCCCGTGATGGTGTAGGGGAGCTGGGCGGTCTGGAGGCCGAGGACGATCGTGTGGGCGGATGCCGTCTGCGACTGCGAGATCCGCACTTTCGACGTCTCCCCCTGGGTTGGGCTGAGGAGACGCAGCATGTCGGCGCCGGTGTTCTGCGCGACCGTCGAGAACGTCGACCCGTACTCCGAGTGGTCGGCGAACCGGGCGTTGATGTCGGCGATGATGGCGGCGATCGTGATGGCGCCACCGACGTCCAGGATGCAGGCGACCGACCCATCACCGAGCTGCTTGAGGGGCACCTGGGTGTTGTCGAGCCCGAAGAGGATGGTGTGGGCGTTCGAGACACCCTCGTCGAGGATCTCGACCGAGCTGTTGGCTCCGATCGTTGGACTGGTCAGCCGGATGCGAGCGCCCGCCGCCACCGTCGAGGCGACCGACCCGTACGATCCACCGTACAGCCCGGAGGCCACCAGCGCCGCGTTGATCTCACCCACGATCGTCCCGGCCGTCACCGCCCCACCCGCCGTCAGCGTGATGTCGATGTTGCCGCGCCCGTCGATGTTGAGCCGGAGGATGTTGTTGCCCGCGCCCGTGTTGTACGGACCGGTCACCAACGTGGTCCACTCGGCCGCGATGGCACCGTCGACCAAGTCGTCGAACGCGATGTCCAGCACGGAGACAGCGGCCAGGTTGAATGGGGTCGCATTCGTCCCCAACAGCTCGGCGGCCTGGTCGATCGACCAGTCGATCGCATCGGCGTTCACGATGTAGGGGAAGGTCGAGATGCCGAACACCGCGGCGGCCGCGTTGGTCGCGCCCGTGTTGATCCGGATCTGCGAGGTTGCGCCGCGCGTCGGACTCGTCAACCGGACCTGGTCGCCGTTGTAGACCTCCGCGACCGTCCCGTACGATGCCCCGTAGTCGCCGGAAGCGATGAGGGCGGCGTTGATGTCGGCGACGACCTCGGCGGCCGTCGACGTCGCCGGCACGGCTCCCACGACCGTGATGGTGAGCTGGGGCTTGCCGTCGATCTGGATGTAGAGCGACTGGTTGACCGCCAGGTCGTAGGTGTCGTTGATGGGCGAGTTGATCCGCGCGTACGTGTCGAGCTGGTAGTCGATGTTCTCATCGAACGTCGTGACGCCCGCGAACGAGCCGACCCGGACGATCTCCCTGGAATCGGCGTTGGCGAGGTAGTCGCGGTCGGTCGTGGTGGCGACGTAGTCGATCGTGTAGGTCGCGCCCGACACGTACCCGTTGTCACTGATGCGCACGACGGTCGTCGAGTCGAACGACCAGAGCGAGACGGCCAGCGGGACGCCGTTGACGTACAGGGTCGAGTCGTTCTGCAACCCGGTGGACGTCTGGGCCAAGGTGGCGGTGTGGGCGCCCGGTGTGGCTGAGACGGTCAGGGCCTCGGCGGCGATGCCACCCCGCCGGATCGCCTCGTTGGATGCCCTCTTGAGCTTGTTGCCCGGCCCGACGATCGCGAGCGTCTGGGGGACGGATGCGATCGAGAGGGCGTTCGGGACCACGACCTCCTGGATGAGGACGCCGGGATCCGTGTAGGTTGTGACCTGGACCATGTTCTATTCCCTCGAAAAACAGCGGTTGCAGCCCGAAGGCTCGTCGTGGGCACATGGCCCAGTGGTCCGACTCGTCCCCATCAGCTCGCCTCCGGGAGTTCTTCTCGGTTGAGCGTGATGGTGTCGGAGAAGGTTGTCGTGATCGTGATGGAATCGGTCGCGGGCGTGGTGGTCGGCAAGGCGAGCGGGTCGACCACGACCGTGATGGTCGTGCCCCCCGCTCCCGCCAGCACGAACGTCCCACCCGCCGCGACGTTGACGGCTGGACCCGGGGTATCGCCGAACGGCGCCCACGTCAGGTTCCTGGCCAGGCCGACGATCGCGTACGCGAGTGTGCCGGCGCCCGCCGGGGCCGTAGCACCGACGGAGTCGATCCGGACGCCCGTGATGTTGACGGGTGCGGTCGCCCGATTGACCGGCAAGCCAGCCGCCTGGACGGAGACGGCGATGGTCGATCCGTCCCCACCCGGCAGGGTGAACACCCCGCCTGCCCCAACCGCCACGGCCGCACCCGGCACAACCGACCCAGGCGCTTGCCACTGGAGCGTCTGGGCGGCGCCCGCCACGTACGTGAGGGTGCCGGCGCCCGAGAGGGTCGCGGAGTCGAGGGCGATGATCGTGCAGCCGAGGATGTTGGTCGGCTGCGTGTTGGTCTGGTAGGCGTGCTGGCGGAGCTGGTAGGTCGGTGGAATCAGGTTGGCCGGGATCTTCCGGTCGACGTAGTCGTTGATGACGATCGGGATGTTGAACCGGTTGACGTGGATCTTCGTTTCCCTCTCACCATCGGACCGGGGGATGTCGGCCTCGCCGGCCAGCGACCAGTCCCCCAGGATGATCTGGAAGTACCGCTCGGTCGTCGCGGCCGCGCCCGGCTCGCTGTAGACGTGCTCGCCGTAGAACGTGAAGTCCCGGTCGGCCATGTAGAGGGAGAAGAAGTAGATGAGGAGGTCGGTCAGCTCGGTCCGCTCGTTGTCCGAGTCGGCCCCGACGTCGATGCCGATCGTGAAGGAGGCGGAGACGCCGTACCTGTTGGCAGGGCGACGGTCCGGGTTGTCGGAGTCGTCCTGCTGGCCGATCGTGAAACCCAGCTCGGTGAGGAGGGCGGCCGTCCCACCCGTCACCTCGATGGCGTTGGGGGTCTCGTGGTCGGAAACGCGGTAGTCGCGCGGGTTGGTGGCGACCGGCAGGTGGGTCGACTTGGTCGAGCGGACCGGCCCGCCGGCAACCAGCTCCAGGTAAGTGGCGGCCCCGACCGTGACGGCGCGGGCCCGCGCGTAGAGCGCCTGGAAGTTGATGATGTCGGCGAGCTGTTGGGCGGTCACGGCAGCAGGCGTCGGGAACACCATGCTGGGCAGCACCATCGTGCTCGTCCGGTACGTGACGCCATCCGGCTTGGTCCGGAAGGCGATCCGTGGCGGGGTCGTGACGTTCAGGATGCCGGTCAGGTCGTAGGGCTCCGGATTGGCCGAGCGAACCCGCGGGGGGTACTGGACGTGGTCGACGAACGAGCCCGTCACCCCGATGGGCCGCCGCCCTCCACCCGCCTTCGTGACGGAGATGAGGGGGAGCTTCTGGAGGATGTCGGGGTACTCGCGGATGAGGGTGACGAGGTTCTCGAACGGGTCGGTCGACTGCTGGGAGATCCCGTACTTCCCGATCGTCAGGATCTCGGCGAACCGGGCGGCCGCGGTGGTCGGCTGCGCGAAGAACCGGCGCAGCTCCTCGATGAACGCGTCCTTCGCCGTCTCGACCAACTGGGAGAAACGGAAGTCGTCGCGCGTGTCGGTCGCGTTGGTCGGGCTGTTGCGCTTGAGCGCAAGGTCATCGGTCGCGAATGCCACGGGCCTGTGCGGACAGGCTACCGCGCGAGAGCACGGAATTTTAGAACCGGAACGGCGACTTGCCCGCTACCTGGTCAAGCCGAGCACCCGAACGATCAACCCGTCGAACGTCGTCTTCAGCTTGGTCTGCCGGAACTCCTCCATCCCCTTCTCCAGGAAGTTCTTGGGGGCGAGGCCGGGGTGCCACCAGGGCGGACCGCCGGGATTCCGCGCCATCTGCTCCTCGGTGACGGTCCGGAAGAGGACATCCCCCTTACCCGGCCCCGTCTTGATCGGGATGATGGCCGCCTTGGCGCCCTCACGAAGTGGCCCGTGACCCAGGTACCAGGCGTTCTTGGCGTTGAGCAGGTAGACCATCTTGTGCGGCCGGACGCCGACGTTCTGCCAGTAGGCGTACGGCTTCGAGTTCGAGATGAACCCCATCCCCTTCGCGAGGTCGTACCTGGAGAACCACGACTGGTCGAGCCCACCGCCCGACGGGTTCTTCCACAGACGCGACGCGTAGGACCGGATGGTGTCGAGCGCCCCTTCCGTGATCTCGCGGATGACGTACATGCGGTAGACCTCCCAGAAGCGGGGGTCGGCCAGCTTGGTCAGGAAGTTGTGGTCGGAGACGACCTGGATGGTGACGGACGGCACCTACATCCTCCTGCGCGCGTACTCGCGGCGGGGCGGCCGCACCACCGAATGGAGCGGGTTGGGTCCAACCAGGTAGCTGGGGACCATGCAGGTGGGCAGGCCCGTCTTCGTGACCTTCTCGTCGAGGCCAAGGGGATCGGCCGCTACCGATGCGATCGGGCGGGACGGCGCCGGTCCGAACTTGCTTGGCCCCCGCTGCGGCCGCCCGAACTTGATCGGAGGGCAGCAGTTGCAAGCGGTCGGGCACAGGGTCGTCCCGGTCGTCGTCGCCGCGTTGGAGTACGTCAGCGTGAGGGTGTTGGTCGTGTAGGTCGCGTCAACCGCGAAGAGCATCAGAAGACCTGCCCGATGATCTCGTCACGCTGGGGCCGGCGAGACGAGAACCCCTGCGAGATGAAGATGCCCTTGGGGTCGTCGTAGTCGAAGGCAACGAGGTCGAACCGGATGCCCGCATGGACGCCCTCGCGGAACTCGATGAACGCCTTCTGCTGGATGAGGTTGACGTCGGGGGGTGCGACGACGTCGGGATCCTGGTCGACCATGTTGTCGAAGTGGCGGAGGGGGACGGTCCACCACCGAAGGTTGCCATCCGAGTCCACCACACCCGTCCCCTCGCGCGAGCGCGTCTTGGTCGGCCGCCCCTTCAGCACTCGGATGAACGGGTCGTCGAGCCGGGCGTAGCGGACGCGGAGCATCTCGAAGAACGGGCTCTTGTCCGCCGCCAGCGTCCTCGTGAGCGTCACGCGGAACCGAAGGGTTCCCCCGGCTGTCACCGACAAGCTCGGGAGGGTCGAGATGGCCGCGTAGCCCCCTCCGTTGACCGACACCTCCACCACTACCGCGGTGCCGGCCGGCTGGCGGATGTAGCTGTCGACCCGGTACTGGGCCGGGTTGGTGGCGGCCGAGATGCCCGGCACCCCAACGGTGTAGATGGGGGAGGTGATCGTACCCGACAGCGCCCCCGCATTGAGCTGGAGGCGGTAGGGGGTGAACTCGGTGTAGAGGGAGGTGTTGGCGAGCGTGACGGCTGGGTCGATCGCGCAGACGTGGATCTCGTGGTGGCCGAACTTCGTGAACCCTGGCACCACGCCGGTCCCGTAGCACGACCGGCACTTGCCGTCCGGCTGCTTGGCCGTTTGCTTGTAGCAGGAGCACAGCGGGTAGACCGCGTTCGTGACGGTTGTCTGGTCGACCTGCGGGTTGAAGTTGGGGGTGTGGATCAAGGACCGGGAGAACGTGATGGTGTTGCTGTACGGCCCCCCGGAGGTCGGGACGGTGATGGGGTCGACCGCGATGGTCAGGTAGTGGCCGGAAGGGGGCTCCAGGCGAACGACGCCGCCCGCACGGACGTTGACGGCCGGGGCAGCCGTTCCCCCGGGCGGGGTCCAAACGGCCATCGTGGTGGCGCCAGCGACCGTCAGGACGAGCGTTCCGGCCCCCTGGGGGATCCGATGGCTGAACCCGACGACCGCCACCCCCGCGATGGGGGTGGCCTCCGAGAGGGCGGCCTGCGGGACCTCCCGCCACAGGTCGGCGGCCAGCCCGGCCCCCAGCACCTTGTCGATGTGGGCCTTCAGCATCTTGAAGATGGTCTGGTCGCCCTGGATGCGGGCGTGTACCCCCTCGCCCGCGTAGCGCCCCCAGTAGCCGGTGGGGTGGTGCTTGCCCGAGACCTTCACGAACCCCCTGCGTCCGACCCCAGTCGTCATCGCGGCCCTCTCAGGTGCTCAGGAACCCCCGGAACAGGATGCCGTTCGGGGCTGCCTGCATGAGCTGCATGAGCCGGAACGAGACGCCTGCCTGGAGGTGGATCGACCCCATCGTAGCGAAGTTGAGCTTGAACAGGGGGACGAGCCGGTCGAGCCGCTGCTGGAGGAAGCCGAGGAACGACTGGAGGGGCTGGACGTGTCCGATGTTGAACGAGTAGCCCTGGTCCGAGTAGTTGATGTCGGTGTCGACCGCGAAGAGGGTCTGGCTTTGGAGGGCGACCAACGTGGCGGTGTCGACGAGGAGCTGGCCGTGCGTCTGGAACGGGTAGTTCTCCAACAGGATGGAGGTCGACGGCTGGTAGAGGTTGATGACGTTCAGGCCGCCCTCCAAGTACATGAGGAGCTGGGCGTCCGTGTAGCCGAGGAAGATGTCGTTGGTGGGGTCGACGATCTTGACGGCCTTGTCGATCTGGAGCCGGAAGTACGGGAGGTACGCGAGGACCCGGGGGTCGACGATCTTGACGACCTGGAGGACGGTGGCCGCCTCCGTGGCGCCCGCGATGGTCGCGCGCCAGATGAACAGGAGGTCGCGGACCAGGTTGGTCTCCGTCTGGGTCGGGATGTTGTCGGGGGCGGTCGGGTCGCCCCAGTCGATGTAGTATTTGCCGGTCGACGCGTTGACCAACCGGGTAGACGGGTTAGTGAGGGAATCGCTGTACAGGACCGTCTTGCTCCGGTCCATGACGGTCAGGGCCAGGGTGTTGGCGTTCGCCAAGTTGCCGTTCTCGTCGTAGATGGTGATGTTGACGAGCTGGTCCTGGTTCTCCAGGATCATCTCGACGTCGTTCGACATCAACGCCGGGCCGGCCATACCGACAGGCTACCGCGGCGAAGAGCGGAACTTTAGAAGGCTACTTGCCGCCCGGCTTGATCTGGGGGCTTCCCCCGCGGGTCGCCCGGATGGCGGTGGAGGGACGGGCGGCCGCCCTGGAGATCAAGACGGTGGGGGCGATGGACGGCCGCACCGCCGGGGTACGGGCCGGGCCCGTGAAGACGATGGCGGCCGAGTCGGTGAACTCGATCGAGTCCCCTTGGGTCCGGTCGTACCAGACCTCCCTGGCGAGCACGTCCAGGGCGGCGACCAGGTCGGCAATGGTCCGGTCGTACACGAAACCGGAGGCCGCCGAGTCGGTCAGGTCGATCGTGTCGGAAGCGGTACGATCCTGGGTGAAGTCGACGACGAGTGAGTCGGCCAGGGTGACGGCATCGGCAGCGAAGCGGGCGTAGTCGGTCTCACGGGAGGTCGTGTCGGACGCGACAACCGTGTCGGATGCGGTCCGCCCGAACGCTGCGGTCTGCTCGCGGGCGTCCGCCACATCGACGGCGTCGACGACGGTCCGGCCGAATTCCGATGCCGATGCAGCCGAGTCGGCCGCCGTGATGGTGTCGGCGAACTCGTAGGTGAAGACGCCGGACGCCTCCACCACGACCGTGTCGGCCAGGGCGACGGCATCGGTCGCACCCCGCACGTAGCTGACTTCCCGTGCGCCCGTATCGGACGTGACGACCGTGTCGGACGCGGTCCGCCCGTACGTGAAATCGACGACAGCCGCATCCGAGAGGCTGATGGTGTCGGCCTGAGTCCGCTCGTACGCGAGGGCAGTGGCGACGGAATCGAGCGCCGAGACGGTGTCGGACCTGGACCGTTCGTACTCGACCACCCGGCTGAGCGCGTCCGCCAGCGTGCTCGTATCGGACGCGTCCCGCCCAAACACGGCGGTCAGGGCGGCTTCGTCATCGAGGTCGATGGTGTCGACGACGGTCCGGTCGGACGTCTGCACCTGGGCGAGCGCGTCAGCCAGGGTGGCGGAATCGACTTCGGACCGGCTGTAGTCCGCTTCTCTGACGTGCCCGTCCGTGACGGCGATCGTGTCCGAGTGGGTCTGCTCGATTAGACCGCCGCCGCTCAATTCCGCGTCGGCCGAGTCGGTCAGGTCGATCGTGTCGGTCGCGGTCCTGGCGTACTCGCTGGCTGGTGCGGCCGCGTCGGAGGTCGACACGGCGTCCCCGACGGCCCGCGAGTAGCTCGACTCCCCCGTGGACGTGTCGGACACGTCGATCGCGTCCGCGGCAGCAAGAAGCAGCTCCCGCTCCGAGCGCACCGAGTCGGAGGTGCTGAGCGAGTCGGAGGCAGACCGATCGGCCGTGAACTCCTTGGCCGTCGTGTCGGAGGTGCTGAACGAGTCGGAGGCGGACCGGTCGAGCGTGAGGTCGCGGGCGGCCGAGTCGGAAGTGCTGACCGCGTCGGAGGAGGCGCGGTCGTAGCTGGCGGCATGCGCGACCGAGTCGGCAACGTCGATGGTGTCGGCGAAGGTCCGCTCGACGTACCCGGACGTTTCGAGTTCGACCGAGTCGGCCAGCGTGATGGAGTCGGAAGCCGTCCGGCTGGCGTCATGGGCCTGAGCGGTCGTGTCCGACGTCGAAACCGAGTCGGTGACGCTCCGCTCGAACTCCATCGTTCCGGTCGAAGAGTCCGAAGTGTCGATCGAGTCGGAGCCATCCCGGGCCAACTCGCGGGCGGTAACGACCGAGTCGGACGTGTCGATCGAGTCGGACGCGGACCGCGCCGAGTCCTGAACGACCGCGCCCGTGTCGGCCAGGCTGACGGAATCGGACGCGGACCGCGCCGAGTCCTGAACGACCGCGCCCGTGTCGGATGTGTCGATCGAGTCGGATGCCGAGCGGTCGGCTGTGAACTCCCGGGATGATGTGTCCGAAGTGCTGACCGAATCGGACGCGGACCGGTCAGCCGTCCACTCCCTGGAGGCCGTGTCGGCCAGGCTGACGGAGTCGGACGCGGACCGGTCAGCCGTCCACTCCCTGGAGGCCGTGTCGGCCAGGCTGACGGAGTCGGACGCGGCTCGCTCGAATGTCAGCTCGGTCGCAGCCGTGTCGGTCGTGGCGCCGATCGTGTCGTCGTTGAACCGGTTGTAATCGGTCGCGCCCGCCACCGAATCGGATGTGTCGATCGCATCGGCGCCCGCCCGGTCCTGCTCGGAGACGGTCGTGAGCGCATCCGCCAGCGTGACGGTATCGGCCCGGGTCGGCTCGTAGGTCGCCTCTCTCGTGTGCGAATCGGCGACGTCGATCGCGTCCGAGTAGGTCTGGTCGTAGACGGTCCCCCCGGTCGTGAACTCCTGGTCGTGGGTGTCGGCCGCCTCGATCGAGTCGGACCCGCTGCGGGCGTAGTCGGCTTCGGTGGTGCGGGCGTCCGTGACCTCGAACGAGTCGGAGGCGTCTCGCCCGTACGTCAGGTCTTGGACGTGCGCATCCCCGAGGGCAATGAGATCGCGGTTGGACCAGACCTGATAGGTCGTCTCGTTGGTGAGGGCGATGGTGTCCGAGTAGGTCTGGTCGTAGACCTGCCCGCCCTGCGAGCCCCACAGGTACTTCTGGTCGGCCGTGCCGGTTGAGGGTGCGCCCTCCTGCGAGGTGAAGCCGTCGGCCCGGCCGCGCGTCCAGATCGATGCGTCCCTACCGGCCTGGGCCTTTGCAGGCGCCCAGCCCGTGAACCCCCCGATACGGCCGTTACGAAGGAACGCCACCCGTCAGCTCCAGACGAACCCCAGGTTACCGATGAAGCCGCCCGTGTTGTTCGTGGATGTGAACAGCAGCATCGACAGACACGCGGTGTCGTAGACGATGGGGTGGCCTTCGATCTGCTGGATGGCATCCACAGGGTGCCAGCGACCGGACGTGCTGTGCTGGATGAGGTAGCCGAGCGGGCGGACCAACGCGACGCAGAACGTCCCCGTCGGCGCCGCCGAGAACGTGTAGGTCTGGACGCTGCGGACCCCGCTGTCACCGGATGCGAGCGGCAGGAACGGGGGACCCCACAGGACCGAAGCGCCCGAGTCCGCGGGTGCGATGATGCGGGCGCCGAGCGTGTAGGACCCTTGCGTGGCGCTCACGATGATGGCGACCGTCCTGGTCGTCGGCATCGCGGCTGAACCGTTGCCGTCTTGATCGGTGTAGGTCAGCTCCGAGATGTTGGCGGCGGTCGCGTTGGTGGTGGTCTCGACCTCCACCATCGCCTTGAGCCCGCCCTCACCTGCTCCGATGTACCGCTGGGCCGCCACCCCGTTCGTCATGGACTGCTGGGCCGCGTTGAAGTTGCACGCCTCGTAGGTGAGGACGCGGTCGTACAGCATGACGTCGCAGGGCGAGAACCCCGAGTCGAGCATCTGCGAGTAGAAGAGGTATCGGGTGTCTGGATCGACGTTTCCGCCTAGCGCGAACGCGCCAGTGGTGGACCCGTTCTTCTGGACGGCAACCCGCGCCGATCCACCGAACGCGCCCCCTTCCGACACGCCCCCCACGGTCCAGAGGTCGTACCAGTTGAGCGCGACCCCACCCGTCGACATCCGCTTGCTGACCCAGACCTCGCGCTTCTGCCCAGACGACGCAGCCGCGATGGCATCGTCGTAGCTGCCGATGGCGCAGCGGTAGCCGGCGCGGGGCTTGGCGATGAGGACGTCGGGTCGATCGACAAACCCCTGCGCAATCCCGATCGCTCGGCCCCCGAAGATGACGGGCAGGGGGACGTCAACACCGCGTGCCATGCGGGCGGCCCGCAAGAGGGCCCGGTCCTCGTCGAGGGGGCCCAGCCGCGTCTTCGACCGGGTGTGGATGGCGGGACCGCGATCAACCCCAAGCTGCATCGAAGCCACCCTGGATGTAGAAGTTGTTGTTGTCGGCCGTGTGGGCGAACAGCGACAGGCACGCTCCGTCGTAGATGCGGTTCAGCGAGACCATCTGGCGGACGAAGTCGAGGTCGGCCGGAACGCCAGCCGTCTCCAACGGGATGATGGCGGTTGGCCGGCAGCACACGAAGCACATCGTCCCCGTGTTGGCCGCCGACGTCGTGAAGTCGTTGATGAGACGGACGCCGGTGTCGCCGTTGGCAAGCGGGAGGAACAGGGTGGACCGACCACCACCGCCAGCATCCACGATGGAAAGGACACGAGCCCCCAGCGCGGAAGTCGGTGCAGCGGCGTCCTGCTGGATCCCCACCGTCGTGGTGGTCGGCATCGACTGCGTGGCGTTGCCGTCGTTGTCGGTGTAGCGCATCTGGGTAAGATTGGAGGACGTACCACCCAGGAGCGTCTGGCCCGTCAGGGACACGAGCAGGCCCGGCTCACCCGCCGAGATCCACCGCTGAGCCGCGACGCTGTTGGTCATCGACTGGTTGACGCTCGCGTTGAACGAACACGCCTCGTAGGTGAGGACGCGGTCGTACAGGACGAGGGCGGGAGGTCCGCCACCGCTCGGTTGGCTGGCGACCGCCCACGCGTGCGTGAGGTGGCGGGTGTCGGTCGAGACGTTGACGCCGATCGGGATGCCACCGGCGGTCGCCTGCGAAATCTGGACGGCCGTGTAGGCGGCACCCGCGTACCCGCCGCCCTCCGGGTCGCCCTTGACCGGCCAGAGATCGTACCACAGCGAGCCGCCGGCCGCCTGCGAGGTCATCGCCTTCGAGAAGACCTGGCTGAGCACCTTGGGCGACGCGGCCGTGATCTCGGCGATGAAGTCGTCGAAGGTGGTAAACGGTGCCAGGTGGCGGCGCTCCCGCGTGTAGTCGACGCGGTCGCAACACCGGCACCCGTGAACCCAACCGACGTGACGGCCGCCCGAGATGACGGCCAGGGGGGCGGGGATCCGTCGAGCCGAGCGGGCGGCTCGACGGAGCGCTCGCTCTACACCCCGATCGGAACGGACATCCCGGAGGGTGAGCGCTTCAGCCATCATCCCCACGATACCTCCATGCCGCCTGATGTGATGCGCCCCGACGTGTCGCCTGGCCGCACGATCGCGCTGATGCAGGCGCCGTCGTAGATGCGGGGCAGGCGATTGCGCATGAGGATCTCGTCCTCGTTGGTACCGAGCCCGAAGGTCGTGATCGGCACCATCGCGATCGGGTACAGCAGGGTGAACGTCAGGGTCCCCGTGTTGGCCGCCGACGTCGTGAAGTCGTTGATGAGGCGGACGCCAGTATCGCCGAAGGCGAGCGGCATGAACGGACCCCACGGCAGCGCGGCGCCCGAGTCGGCTGGCGCGACCACCTGGGCGCCGAGCGTTGTCGAGGGTGCCGACGCGGAGACGATGTGCGAGACCGTCACGGTCGTGGGCATCGACTGCGTCGCGTTGCCCTCCTGGTCGGTGTAGCGAAGCTGAGTGAAGTCCGACGGGGTCGCCCCGAGCGCCGACTCCACCGTCACCATGATCTTGAGACCGGGCTCACCGGCGGCGATGTAGCGGAGTGCCGCCACCCCGTTGGTCATCGACTGGTTGACGCTCGCGTTGAACGAGCACGCCTCGTAGGTGAGGACGCGGTCGTAGAAGAGGAGGACGGCCCTGTCCGAGGACGACCCCCACACCGAAGTCACGTGCTTGGTGTCGGTCGAGACGTTCCCTCCCAGGAACAGGCTGCCCGCCTCGGTGTCGTCGTGCCGCTTGGCCGTGTAGGCGGTCCCGCCGTACGCCCCCGCACCTGGCAACCCCTGGCAGGGCCAGAGGTCGTACCAGCAGTTGGCCGTGTGGGACGCGGTCGCCTCCTTGTGCCAGGCGGTCGCCAGCTTCTTGTTCTTGGTGCGCTCGCTGAGGAGGTCGGCGTACGTCGTCCAGCCCAGACGCATCGGGTCACGGCGCCAGTGGACGTGGGGGGACGGCGCACGCTCGCCCATCACCCACCCGAGCACCCGGCCCCTCCATACCACAGGGAGAGGGACGTCGATGCCGCGGGACGCGTGAACGGCACGCTTGAACGCGCGGTCCTCGTCGAGAGGGCCGGCAACGCTCTTGCGGGGGACGTGGATGGCTGGTGCGAGCTGCATCATAGGGTCGTCACGATCTCCAGCACGAGGTAGCTGGCGCGGTCGTAGATGGTTCCGACGCGATCGACTCCATCGGTCACGTCGATCGTATCGGACGGCGTCCTTGCAGTCTCCAGACCCGCGGTGGTCGCGTCGGTCAGCTCGACGGTGTCGGCATGGGTCTGGTCAAACGCGCCGGAAGTGAATTCCTGCGTGACCGAGTCGGACAGGTCGATCGTGTCGGAACCGGTGCGCTCGTAAGAGGCGACCTGCTCGACCGAGTCGGACAGGTCGATGGTGTCGGCGGCCTCTTCCGAATGGTCCGTGCCGGCTGTGGCCGAGTCGGTGAGGTCGATGGTGTCGGAGGCTTCACGGTCGTACGTCTGGGCGCCCTGCGTGAACTCCTGGTCGTGCGTGTCGGAGAGGGTGAGCGTATCGCTAGCGGTACGCTCACACGCACACGTCTGAGCAAGCGAGTCCGACGTGGAGACCGTGTCGGAAGCGGTCCGGTCGTAGACCGTTCCCGTCGTCGAGACGGAATCGGACGTCGAGACGGTGTCGTCGCCGCCACCCTCCTGGAGGCCGTCCAGCTCCAGGACGATGCAGCCCCACGCGCCCGTCTGCGTAGCGGCAGACGTGATCGTCGTGCCCGTGAAGCCCGTGTCGCGGGTCGCACCCTCGCACGCGGTGGTCGGCGACGACTGGCTCGCGTCCTGCCGCTCCGTCCAGCTTGTCGGCGCCGTGGTCGTCGTGTCGGCCGACCCACAGAAGAAGATGGTCGGGTTGGTCGTGAGGGCCGCTTGGTCGAGCGCGGCTGCCGGCGCCACACCGGTAGCGCCCTCCGCCTTGCCCGACGACCTCACCGCCGCCGAGCCCGTCTTGGTCATCCTGGAGAACGCCAGAACAACCAACTCGCCGGCCGTGTTGGAGCCGGTCGCCGCCGTGATGGTGTGCGAGTTGGTGTTGGCGCAGAGCTGGTCGCGAACAAACACGGACATGCGGTCCGCGTTGGCGCCCGTCATGTCGCAGGTCTGGTTCTGGATGAGCGTGTAGGTGCCGGACTGGTCGTCCGACATGGTCGGCGTGTTGTTCGTGTTGGCCGAAACGACTACACAGACGACGAGAAGGTCGCCGATCGCAGGAGTGAAGGCGACAGACCGATTACCAGTGGAAGCAGAGCCGCCACCTGCTCCGCTTGCTCGGTAGACGGCCACCGGTCACCTCAGTTGAGCGTCGGGTTCTGGCACTCCGGATGGACCCGCTTGGCTGCTTCTTCGATGTAGACGTCGCTCGTGCCGGGCTCGTTGCAGACCCGGCAGACGAACACCATGACGGGCACGGAGTCGCGCGGGTAGCGGACCTGGCACCGGGGGCAGTGGATGTCGGTCGTGTGGATGGCCTGCCCGCACGCCTCGCAGGGAAGTGCGGGTGCCGGGCTCCCGCCCTTGCCGCATTGGGGGCACGGGTACAGGGCGTCCTCGACGACGAGGATCTCGGCGGACGCCTGGTCGGAGAGGTTGACGCGGTCTCGACTCATCATGACCTCCAGTGAGAACTCCCGATCAGGTCACCCGGCATTTGTACGTGACCTTGAGCTTGTCGGCCGTCGTCTTGTTGACGACCGGTGACAGGACCACGCGGGCCATCATCGAGCCGCCCGGCGTCGTCTGCATGTCGAGGACGGCCAACTCACCGATGCCCGTCGCCGACAGCGTGCCGCCGCCCGATATCCACGAGTACATCCACCGGAACGTCCGGCCGGCCGACAGCGTGAACGCCGTGCAGGTGTGGATGGTGGACGTGATGGCCGTGATGACGTTCGTCTGGGCCGACCCAGCCGCCACTGTGTTGCGGCCCAGCCGGAAGTGATCGAACACCCGGCCGGCCGTGATCGAGCCGATGGCGAGGCGGAGGAGCCGCTTCTTCCCCACGTTGACGACGAGGTTGGGGTGGACGGTGCGGCGCAGGCACACGATCCCGTTGGGACCGGCGCGGAACAGCTCGACCGTCGCCCAGCCGCGGACCACGTGGATCTTGTCGTGCAGGCTGGCGGGCGTCATCCGCTTCCACACGCCGACGAGCAGCGCGAGGAACGCGCCCCACACGCGCAGCCAAAGGGCGCGCAACCAATCACGCATCTTCGTCATCATCTCCGTCTCCTTGTCGGGCTGCCCGGCGGGCAAGCGCATCCTCGAAGAGGCGTACGTTGTCGCGCGCCTCGGCCATGACTTCTTCGGGCGCGTCGTCGGGGATCTGCTCGACGACGATACGCGCCCACTTCAACCCTTCGTCCAGCAGACCCATCTCCCCGCAGACCATCGCGAGCCGTTGGGCCGGCAAGTACGTGTAGAACGGGCCGTCGTACCACCACTGCGTGATGGGCGCGTCACCGATCCGGACGGCCGAATACTTGTAGAACACGTGGGCCTGTTGGAGCTGGCCGGTCGCGTGCGCGAGGTCGCCCAGCATCAGCCAGTGCTCCGTGCGAGCCCAGTCGTCGAACGACATCGAATGGAGGAGCTGACGGGCCGTCTTGACGTCGTTGCGGCACTGCACCAGCAGCTTGGCCAGCACGAACTTGGCCATGTAGCGCATGGGCCCGTTCTTCGACGGCATCGCGATCAATTCTTCGAGGTACCGGATGGCCCGCTCGTCGTCGTACTCGCGCCACTCGAAGCCCAGGTAGAGGAGGGCGCCCTCCGAGCCCGTCTCCCGCCAGTCCTCCATGAGGGACAAGCGGTTCTGTACCTTGCGTTGCCCCCGCCGGAACTCCGTCCGCTCGTGGACGCGGTCGTGGATCGTCATGACGCCTGGGAGCAGGACGGCAAGCGAACCCTCGGGGTAGACGAGGAAGTTGTGAGTAGGACGCTTGAAATGGATGTTGTCCGGGTCGTTCCGGAACAGCCACTCGAAGAACCACTTGTCGCGCTGGCCGTGCGCCGTCCGCTGGACGACCCCGATCTTGGCGCCCTCGGGCAGCGCTTCGTCGAGGTGGAGGAGGATGTCCTGCCCCTTGCCGAGCCGTTCGTGTGCTTCGGTCATGAAGATCCAGTCGCCCGAGCACTCCCGGATGCAGCGGTTGCGGCAGTGGGAGAAGTGGACCTGGGGGGCCTGGTCGTCGGGCGGACCCTGGGGGTCGTCGATGATGAAGACCTTCTCGGCGTACCTGCGGGCGATCTCCTCGGTGTTGTCCTTCGTGCGGTAGTCGATCCCGATCACCATCTCGTCGGCGATGCCGCGGAACGACGCGAGGGTGGCTTCGATGTCGGCCGCCTCATCGCGGGCCGGGAAGGTCACGCTGAGCGTGTAGGGCTTGTCGGCAAGGTCGCCGCACACGCCGAGCAGGAAGGGACCCATCACCTCGACGCGGCAGCGCTTCCCCCAGAACTCGCGCAGCAGCGTCAAGAACTCCAACGCCGTCCACTTGATCGTGTGCTGGGGCTCCTCGTCGGGGCCGAGCCGGTTGTTCGGCACCGAGAAGATGGCGCAGCCGGCCTCTTCGCTGGCCGCAGCAAGCAGACGGCGCCGCGCTCGATCGGACAAGTGCTCCAGCACCTCCGTCGCCACGACGGCCGGGTGGGATTCGGCGACCAGGAAGCGCGGTGGGTTGGCCTCCGCCTCCAGGTCCACATTCAGCGTCTCGATGCCGGCGTCCTGCGCGATGCGCAGTGCCGACTCGCTGTGGTCCCACACGACGGTCCACAGCCCCTTCGCGGCGATCTGGGCCGCGAGAAGGCCGGCGCCCCCGCCGACATCGTAGACGGGCCCGTACGTCAGCCCACGACCGGTCCCCTTCGAGAGCAGCTTGGTGATCCGCTTGTAGACCCGTTCGAGCGCATGCTGCCGCCACGAGTCCTCCCCCTCCCGCTTCCAGATCCCATCCCAGAGGTCCCGCGCGTTGGCCGCACGGGCCCTGCGCTCCGCAGCCTCCCGGACGGCCTCCTCGATGGACGGCGAGCCAGTCAGCTCCATAGCCGCCTCACCCATTGCCGCCCCCCTCCTCCCCGTCCTTCTCGGGGGCCGGGGGCAGCACCGACATCCTGGCGACCGTCTCGTCGGCGACCTCGGCGGTCTTGTCGAGGTTCTCGTCGGCCGCGTTGAGCTGGTCGCCGACCTTCTCGTACAGGCGGGTCACCTGCGTGATCTCATCATCGCCCTCACGCCGACGGTTCCGCTTCGACCCGGCATGGATCGCGTACGTGGACGTGAAGGTCTGGCGGCGCTCGTCCTTCACCAGCGTCGCTCCTGAAGGGCGGTCGCCAACGTGTTGAGCGCGGTGCGGAGCTTGTCCATCGTTGAATCGACCTTGAGTGTCAGGTCCATGAGGCGACCGGCAATCGCCTGCGCTTCTTGCAGGCGCTTCTCCTGGATTTCCAGGATCGCCTTCTCGTGGGCCTTGCTGGCCTCGCGAAGCTCCCGGGCGAGCGCCTCCTTCGAGTTCCACAGGGCGCGGACGACCAGCGCAAACGCCACCGCGAGTGCCCCGAACAGGACGGCAACCACACCCCCCTTGCTCAACAGGTGATCGAAGAAGGTCCACACCGGTCATCCTGGGGCCTGAAGCCCGAATGCAAGCCCGACGGCGAGGACGCCGGCTGCCAGCGCCCCCATCGCGAACCAGAAGGTTGGGGTCTCGTACCAGGAGGTACGGACCGGATGGACCGAGCGGAGCGTCCTGGCGAACGACTCCTTCCAGATGCGTGCGACCTGCTCGGTCAGGCGGAGGTTGGTGGTGAGGAGGCGGACCTGCTCGTCAGCAAGCTGGAGGTTGCGGGTCATCCTCGGCACGACGGTGTCGCGGAGGGAACGGTAGTCCTCGATGTCACGCATGAGCCGGTTGGCCGCCTCACGCGGGAACCAGGTGCCCGGGGCCCCCTGGACGACCAGGTCGCGGGTCTCAGGCGGCTGAGACGGCTGAGCGGCCGCGCGGGCGGGGACCAGCAGGACGGCCATGATGAGCAGGGCGCGCATCACCCCTCGTCCGGCTCCCGGCCGTTCGGCTCTTCTTCGTCCTGCCCGTTGCCCAGCGGACCGCTGATGCCGACCAGCGCGGGACACGGGACCGTCCGGATCGCTTCCGCCACCACCTGCTTGATGACGCCGTTGCGCAGACCCTTGACCTCCGTCTCCAACGCTTCGATCTTCTCGGCGGTGGTCTTGCGGAAGTCGCTCAGGGTGGCGGCGATGTCGATGACGCTCGACTCGATCGTCTTGAGCGACCTCCGGACAGTTTCCTCGAACTTGTCGTCCTTCTCCACCGCCGTCCTTCCTTTCAGTAGCCCAGCTCCCGAAACCGGGCGGCCAGTTGTTCATCGCTCAGGCCGTCGATGCGCCCTTGCACCTCGACGACCCTCTTGCGCTCCTGCTTGATCTGCTCGTCGAGGGCGGCCCGTTCGGCCGGGATCTCGGCGAGCCTGGCGGCGTTCCGGACCTTCTGGCCCTCCAGGTAGGCGACCCGCGCCTCGGCCGCCTTGATGGCGAGCTGGCCACGGAGACGGTCGGCCTCCCGTTCGGCCCCGGCCCTCTTGAGCCGGATGTAGCCGATGTAGCCGACGACGCCCAGCAGTGCGACGACCGCGAGCTTCGCGCCGAGCGAAATCTTCGCCCATGCCGTCGCCAACCAAGTCATCCGCGGGTGTCCTCGGGCTTGGGGGGTACGGGGGTGCCGCCTGGGAGGTCGATGTCGATCCCCCTCTTCTTGAGCAGCCCCTTGACGACCTCGTAGGCGAACACCGAAACGGCCCCCGCCATCCCGAAGTACCCACATTGCTCGACGACAGTGTCGACGCCCGGTTCCGGCATCTTCCAGAAGAACCCGAGCGCCAGGCCGGTCACGACTGGATGGAGCGGGAGGGTCTTGCGCCCCCACCACCAGATCCACTGGGACGACCGCTTCATCCGGGCCTGCGCGTCCGTGAAGACCCGCTTGTTCATGACGGTCCCGACGAGTCCGAACACCACGACGGCCGCGAGGAACGCCCAGTGCTTCATGACCAAGTCGACAACCCGTTCCACCGTCTCCATCGTCATCCTTGCTCGATCGTCATCGCCATGAACTCGATCGTCATGGCGAGGTCGACCGTGTCGGCGTTGTCGATCCGGACCGTGATGGGAAGCCCGCGAACGTCGCCTTGCTGGGGGTTCGAGCTGGGCTCGTTGGCCGACCAAACGCGGCCGGCGTCGCCCGGATCGTAGATGAGGTACTCGTCGTTGGTGATGCGCGCGGTTGGGGCCCCCTGGTTGGTGGGGCCGAAAAACACCTGGGACGTGAAGTTGCGCGTCTGGGCGGTCGGGAACGTGGTGGTGACGGCCAGGACATCGTTCTGGTCGGCGCCCGGTAGCGACCCAGCGTCGACCACGACCGTGATGGCCTGGGTATCGTCGCCGAGCGTGATGGGGTCGGACTCGTTGCCGACCGGAAGGCTGATGACCGTCACGTCCACCGACATTGACGAGCCGTCCCCGCCGGCCAGGACGAAGACGCCGCCGGCCCCGACGTTGACGGCGGCGCCGGGTGCGCCTGCGCCGGGCGCCTGCCATGTCAGCTCGGTCGTCCCCACGTTCCACGAGAGCGTCCCCGCCCCGTTGGCCGCATCGCTCGTGACCGAGAGGATGTCGACGCCCGTCACGGTGACGGGCTGGGTGATGGAGCGGCCCCGCAGTGTGAACGTGCCTCCCAGGGTCACGTCGATGGCCCGGCCGGGCCCCCCCGCACCGGGCGGCTGCCAGTCGAGCGTGGTGGCGGCGAACACGAACGACAGCGTTCCGGACCCATCCGGAACGGCGGCCGCCACCCCCGTCACCGCCACGCCCGTCACGTTGACGGGCTGCTCGATGTAGCGGGCCCCCACGACAATCTCGTCGGCCGCAGGAACTCCCCAGATGGTCAGGTCGTTGAAGGGGCGGTCCTGCCTGGCCATCACGACGTCCCTGACCGAACCGGCCGGGACGACGACGCGCTGGGTGCTCCGGACGAACCTCATGGCTAGCCCTGGTCGATCGTCATCGAGGTGAACTCGATGGTGATGTCGAGGTCGTTGGCGATGTCGGTGTTGATGACCCGACAGGTGACCGGGAAACCGCGTGCCTGGTTGGTCGTCCCTTTCTGGGGGGAGTTGGAGCTGGGCTCGTTGGGCGGCCAGATCCGAACGGCGTCGCCCGGGTCGTACGCGAGGTACGCCTCATCGTTCACGCGGGCGGCCGCTGCTCCTTGGGCGGTCTGGCCGAAGAAAATCTGGGTCGTGAAGGATCGGACCTGCGCGGCCGCCACCACCAGCGTCACGGCGATCACGTCGGACGCGTCCGCCCCGGGGAGGAGGGAGAGGTCGACGTCGACGTCGACGTAGCTGCCGTCGCCGCCCTGAAGCCGCACGAGCAGGCTGCCGGTCGTGGCAGACGGGAGCCCGACGGCCGGCCCCGGTGCCGGGCTACCCGGCGCCTGCCATTGCAGGGCCCGCGGGCGGATCGTGAACGACAGCGTGCCCGTCGCCGTCCCCGTGACGGTCGTCTCGGAGACGCGCAAGACCGTCACGCCCGTCACGTTGACGAGAGCGCCGAGCGTACGGTCCCCGTTGGTCCGGCCGGTCGAAGGGATCGCCCAAACGGTCAGCTCGCGGAACGCGCGGTCCTCGCGCGGCATCATGACGTCGAGGGCCGAATCGGCCGGCACTCGAACGGTCCTGGTGTATCGATTGAACCGCATGTTCCGCGAGCCTCCCTACCACCTCAGCCCGGCATGCCCTGCCGGTGGATGAACTCGTCGCCGTCATCCGACTCGACCGGGGCCTCCTCGGGGCTCGGGATCTCGTGGAGGTGCTGCAACTCCACGGTCGCCCACCGCTTCACGGACGGCCAGTACCCCTTGGACCGGACGTGCTCCAGCTCGTCCTCGGTCAGGCGGCCGAGCGTCTGAAGCTCCTGGAGGATCTTGGACGCCGGCCGGATGTTGCCCGGGTTGATGGCGGTGCCGTCCCCGGCCGCCCGCTTCTGCTCGTCGACGACGTCCTGCTGGACGTTGTACATGAGGATGCGGATGCGGTCCCGGATCGCCTCCTCCTCGGTGACGAACTCGTTGGACGCGACCCGCTGGTGCTCGCCGAAGTGGGTGGCGCCCGCCGGCCCGCTGCCTGCCTCGACGACCCGGTGGATCGGCTTGGGGGCGGGGCCGTCCTCGACGGTCTCCCGGTAGGCCAGCCGGGCCTGCTCGGAGCGGCGCATCGCCTCCTCGGTGGAGATGCGGAGGGCGGCGGCGCGCTGCTCGTAGTAGGCGCGGTACTCGTCCTCCTCCATGATGCGGAGGTACCGCTGGTTGGTCTCACGGTTGCGCGCGTTGAACGCCTTGCGGACGTCGACCGACTGCTTGAGATCCTGGAACGACACCATCGAGGTGAGGTTGACGGGATCGGGGGATGCGGGGATCGAGATGGACGTGTAGTTGCCGTTCGGCAGCCTGAACTCGATGACGAAGTTGGACGCGTGGAGGTTCTGGACGTAGATGTCCCGCTCCTCCCGCCAGAACTCCGTCCAGTTGAGGATGTCGCCGTTCTTGTCGAGATACTGCTTGCTGCTCATTGGAGGTCTCCTTTCGACCTGTACGCGACCGGTCCGGACCAACCGGATGGTCGGTGGCTCAAGCGTGACAACGAAGGCGCGGCCTTCCCGAAGGAAGCCGGTCGCCTTGTGGGCAAGGAAGACGGTCGCGAACGAGCCATCTGGGCTGAGGACCCGGACGGGCTCGTCATGGCGACGGAAGTAGTAGCGTTCGCCCGGCGGTGCCCCCAGGCTGCCGCGTCGTAGGCGAAGGGTGCAGAGCGGTTGGTACGCGAAGACGTACGCATCGCGGTCGCGCAGTAGGATGCGCGCTCGACCGCTCGACACGTAGTAGAGGAAGAGGCGGTTGGGATCGATGACGGCAACGAGTGGCTTGCCGTTGCCGTTGCCTCCTCGCTCTCCGTTGGATCCCACACCATCGTCTCCAGTTCTCCGAAGGGCTTGCACCAACTCCTGGTGGTCAGTAGCTCGTGCAAAACCTCCCGACCTTAGTGACCCCGCCGGTGGAGCGCTGGGACTCCACCGGCGGTGTCGATGACGCTTCAGTGGGGCGCGGTTACGGCTTCGCGCCCTTCGCGACCGCCCGAGCGTTCGGGATGCCGAAGCCGATGATCTCGCAGAACGCCCATCCCTTGACGGTCTCCTGCGTGACGAACCGGTTGTACGGCTCCGAGAACAGCTCGACCCGGACGCCCATCTCTCCGAGGTACTCGGAGCCCGTGACCGCGTAGAAGGTTCCCGCGGGCACGACTTCCTCGACGCCCGTACCGGCCGTCGTGATGATCTGGGCGTTCAGGTAGTTGCCGATGTAGCCGGCGAGGATGAGTTCCCGCTCGGTCACCGGGTCGACGGTCGTCGACATCGTCTTGATGATGTCCGAGAGTTCCGCACGGTTGATGAGGAACTTCTCGACGATCAGACGGTGCCGCTCGACCTGGTAGCGCACGTCCTCGAACGCGCCCGTCCCGAGGGACGTGAACGTCGTGGCCGTGTTGACCGCGGTCGAGGCACGGTCGAGCAGCAGGCGACCGCGCTTGTCCTCGTTCAGCTCGATCTCCTGCCGCGCGGTGTCCTGCGCGCGATCGAGCACGTCGTAGTTCATCTGGTAGATGTCGAAGATGTCGACGCTCGTGAAAGCGACGATCTTCGTCTCATCCGGCTGGATGTACCGACCGTGGAGGCGAGCCTCGATGGCCTGTCCATCCTGACCGACGACGAACGCGACGCTGCGAACGTCCTTCGCGATCCTGAACAGCTCGCCCTGCGCGAGCGGACGCACGCGGTACACCTTGCGCGCCCATCCCTCGTAGTCGACGATGTCCTTGATCGGAAGGAGGAGTTCCTGACCGACGAGGGCGAAGCCCTCCCCGGTCGGGTCCTGAAGCGCCTGGGCCACGATGTTCATCTTGGCCTGACGCTCCTGGAGGGACTCGCGCTGAGCAGCCGCCTTCATGATCGACTGCTGAGCGCCCGGGCCCACGTTCTGGAGCAGGTGGGCGATCTGCCGAAGGACATCTCCGTTGTCGTAGGCGGACATCTGCCCCGACTTGTCGAACATGCGGTCCTTCGACTCCGCACGGCCCGACCCCGGACCGGTCTTGCGACCGGCCTGGCGGAGGGGGTTGAGCTGCCCAGACTCGTCCCACACACGCTCCTCCGCCTTCGACGTCGGAGTGTGGCGGACGCTGCCGAGCGGCAGGCCCCTCGATGCGACCTTGGGTGTTCCGGACTGGGAGGTCCGGAACGGATTCACTCGTTCCATCTCATTCCTCCGTTGTCCGTTACGTCACCAGGTTGCCAGTTGCGATCCATCCCAGGAACGGATCGGCCGCCGACGGCGCCTGGACCACTCGGCCCAGAGCGTCGCCACCGCCCGCGTTCGTCACCTGTCCTGCCGTCACGCCCGTGCCCGTGCTCGCGAGCACCGAGTCACCGATCGCGTACGTCAGGGTCGAGTCGTACTCGCTCGTGAAGAGGAGGGACTGGCCCTGAATGATGGCGATGCGGTTGCCCTGAATGGAGACGTCGTCGTTGAAGTTCCAGAAGTTGCGCCCCTGGAAATCCATGTCCGCCTCCGTGAGGGTCGACTGGTACGTGATGTACACGGTCTGACCCTGGACGACGGTACCGGGCAGTGGGTTGGCCCACGTGATGGTGCCGTTCGCCTGGACCACGTAGTTGGCGGCGCCCTCCGCGATGTTGGTGCCGGCACCACCCACCGCCGTACGGATGTGGGTCGTGGCCGCCGCCGCGATCGCGCGACGGAGGGCGACGTTGCCGCCCGCTGCCGGAACCACCGTCGGCTCATCGACGATGATGGTGTTGCCCGGAGTGGTCGACTTCGTCCACTTCGCGACGCCGAACAGACCGACGCCTGCCGTGCGGCCGCTGACCGTCACGTCGCCGCGAACGATCTTCCCGGCGGTGTTCATCTTGACGAGCTGACCCTGCCGGAATGCCGCGTTGACGTCTGCCTCGAAAGACAGATCGTACGCGATCTTGCAGCGAGCCAGATGCAACCCTTGCGGGAAGATTTGGCTCTGGAATGCTTCGATTGCCATTTTCTCTCACCTCCTTCCCTGGCTGGATTTCAGGAGTTGGTCGGCCCTTTGCCGATGGACCCCAGCGCCTTGGCAGCCTCGCGCATGCGCACGAAGCCAGGCCGACCGACACTTTCGCGGATCGCGATCCGCTTCTCTTCCCGGGCCTCGACCGTCCTGGCGGACGTCTTCAGCACCGGGTTGCCCCCGAGCGCGCGGCTCTCCATCTCCATCGAGCGCGCCGACCGCACCCGCTCTCCGCTCGGCACGACCGTCACGGTCGGAGCGGCGAGGGCATGGCGGAGGTCGCGTTCGGAGTCGGTGATGACGCGGTCGTCGAGGGTGTAGAGCTGCTTGGCGCGAGCGATCAAGCTGGCGAGATGGTCGGGCATGCCTTCCTGCATGCCGCGCTCGACCAGCATGGCGGTCAGGTCGGTCTCGCAACCTGGCCACGACTCGTTCGCGTTGATGTCGAAGGGGGTGAGGAGCGCGTCGGCCATCGCGGCCTTGAGGGGCGACTCCTCCCGGTTGAGCCGCTGGCGCTCGGAGGCGAGCTTCAGGCAGCGCTCGAACCGCGCCATCATGTCCTGCGCCTTCTTGGTCGCCAGCTTCTCGACGCGGCCCTCGATGGCCGCCAGCTTCCCCTCCCACTCCTTCTGCTGGGCGGCGATCTTGCGCTGGAAGTACGTCTGGATCCGGGCGACCCGCTCGGAATGGTCGTGGACCTCGTCGGCGAGCATCTCGTCCCCGATGCCACGGTCGGCCGGTTCGTCGCGGCGGTCGGAGTCGTGGTCACCGAGCGAGTCGAGCGAGTCGGCCGACACGTCGTCGATGTCGGCCGCGTTGCTCACGCGGTCGTCGATCACGCTCGCGGGCCCCTTGCCCGACGTCTCCTGCTGGTCGGTCGCGCGGTCGCGCGCCGAATCGGTCGCGGGCTTGCCGAGCGCGTCGGTCAGGTTGTCCTCGTTGCCTTCGAGGACGGGGGCCTGCCCGTCGACCGCGTCGGTCAGGTTGTCGTCGTGGTGTTCGAGCACCTGGGAGCGCTTGGGGATCGCGCGGAACCGGCGCATCGCCTGGTCGAGGCCGTAGTGGGCGATGTGCCTGATGAGGACGTCGCAGAACTGGACGGCCTGCTTGCGGTTGGCGAGGCGACCGGGCGCTCGGACGGCGAACAGGGTCCGACCGGTCCGCTCGTCGTACACGCGGAAGTTGCCCTGCTTGGTCGCGGCGACCGCGATGTTGGCGTACCGGCTGGCGTACCTGCGCGACAGCCGGCGGGCCGCCACCGACATGATCCCCATGTCGGCGTCGGACATGGGGGCCTGGTCCTCCAGGTCCCTCTTGTCCTTGTACTGCTCCATCGCATCCGGCGGGCCGGCGGCCGGGGCCGGCATGGGGGCCGGCTCCAACAAGCCGTCATCCTCGGCGATGGGCATGTCGCCCTCGCCCGCGAACGGCATCATCCCGGCGGCCGGCGGGGCGGCCGGCGGGGCTTCCTGGGCCATGATCGGCGCTTCCTCCTCCATCGGCGGGCCCATCGGCTGGGCGGCCTTGGGGGGCGGCGGGATCTGGGCGGGAGCGGGGGCCTGCTGGGCGGTGCGGTTCGTCATGGTCGTTTCCTTCACGTGGGCGAGCGCCTCGGCGAGCTGCTGCTCCACCTTCGCGAGCCGGCTCTTGAGGACGAGCAGCTCGGACTCGGCCCCAAGCTGCTCGGACTCGGCGATCTTGGCCTGGAGGGAGAGGACTTCCTGGGTGAGGGCCTTCGGGTCAGCCGGCTGGTCGACCGCTGACAGCTCCTCGTAGCAGACGCCCCCGCATCGCTCGTAAGCGAGGATGCCGTCGAACTCCTTCATCTTGTGGTTGGCGATGTGGCGACAGAACTGCCACCTGTTCGTCGCCTTGTTCGCGCAGACCGAACAGATGGTGTACTCCGCCACGCACCCCATCGAGAACGAGTCGATCGCACCCGTCCGGATGCCGTCCGCGTAGACCGGGTCCTTCGACCCGTCGATCGCGATCAAGCACTCGACGTACTGGTCGTCCGGGTTGGTCCGGTTGAACGTCGAGTCGACGATGAAGCCGCGGGCCGTCTTGGGGTTGTCGGCCCTGTGGTTGATGTGGTTGGGCTTGAGGTCGAACGTCTTGTAGACCCGTCGGGCCAACCGGTGATCGAACCGGAGGAGTTCTTCGAGGGGGAAGGCGTCGCCGTTCTCGTTGGGAGCAGGGCGGTCGGGGGACAGCTCGGCCGTCACGGCCCGCGCGACCACGAAGATGTAGTCGGACGGCGTCTTGGACACATCGTAGGCGTCGGCGACCAGCAGGAGGGCCTGCTGGAAGTCGATGGTGGACGGGACACCTCCACCGTAGGCGCTTTCGCCACCTCCTACTTGGGCCCGACGACGGAGTTGACCATCATCCAGCGACCCGACGATTACCGCGCGAGCAGCCTTGCGGAACGGCATGTCGACACGGGAGGTTACCCCGTGAAGTCGCGGAATTTTAGAAGTGGGTCAGTCTACTTGGAGGGGGCGGGGGGCGGAGGGGGCTGGGGAGCATCCTGGTTGGGGCGGGCGACGGTGTGGTCGTGGACGCCAGGCAGCCCACAGACCGCGCACTTCTTGTCGAGCACGCCGATGATCGGCGACTTCCCGTTTTTGCGGAACGACACGTTCAACCTCCTAGTTGGCCGAGAGGATCTCGGCGGCCTGCTGGTCGGCGAGGTCGTCGATCCGGATGGTCGACGACGACTCCATGACGGCTCGCACATCATACGGCCGCTTGACGCATCGGTCGAGCAGGTGGTCCATGTAGGACGGGTCGAACCGGACGACCTTGCGCCGGACCGTCACCTGGACGCCCCGGACGTCCCGGGGCTCATGGATGATGAGGGGGCGGTCGAGCCACAAGTTGAACGCCTGCTGGAGGGGCCAATCGGCCGCCCGGCACTTGATGACCGCCCGACCCGTCTCGGTGTCGTGGGCGACGACCGCGACGTTCCGATCGGAGTCGCGGTTCCGGATGATGGCGAACCGCCTCACAGGGAGGACCCGTGTGCGGCTCGGCGCCACTGGACCGCCATCGACCCAGGCAATGAGACGGCCTGACGGGTCGCCGGCTGGCCACACCCATCGGTCGGGCAAACCACCTGGAAGGATGGGCCGGCGACCGTCAGGTCCCGGACTTCCGAGCTGCTCAGGAGGATCTCGTTCTTGTGGCCGGCTGGGCACTCGACGTCGTAGAGGGGCATTGACTCCCGATGCTACCGAGCTGAGCGACCCTTCGCAACCATCCGGGTCGATCGCTTCGGCCGCTTTGGTTGCACGGCCGCGGTGGTCGCATCGCGTTGACCGAGCGCATGGGCCGCGATGGTTGCGGCCCTTTTCCATGTCGCGATCTGCTCCAGCAGGACGACTCGCTCCGCTATGAGCACTTCTTCAGCCTCACGGGCTCGGCGGGCTTCACGAGCGAAGGTAGAGAGGGCTCGGACGGTGTCTACCGTCTCGCAACCATCTTGGATACTGAAGTAGATCCGCATCCACTGGTCCTCCGACATCCGCTCATTCATGTGCTTCCTCGATGGTGGCGAGGGCCTCGCCCTCCTCGGCCTGCTCGCCCATCGGCTTCAGCCACGTGACCGTTCCGTTGCATGGAGCCTGGACGAGGAACTCCATCTTCATCGACTCGACCGAGATGATGTCGGAGCCGGCCGCAACGACCTGGCCGACCGAGCAGCAGTGCTGCCAGACGACGCACGCGTGGGGGGCGGGGACGTTCACGACGTCCTCCACGGCACGCCGAGCGCCTTCGCCCCGCACACGCAGGCCATCAACCCGCCCGCAATGGGTTGCCAGGCATGTTGGTGGGGAGGCTCCGGCGGGGGCGGAGGTGGCTGGACCCACGCTTCACACGAGCAACCTTCCTCGTCGCACGGGTCACGCCCGATGTGAAGGCCGCATCGGTGCCCGCATCGAACGCAGACGTCTTCGCAGTCCCACGGCTCGGACCAGTGGCGGCAGTACGGGCCCGACTCGTACGTGTCCCAGTCGGTCAAAACACCGACCCCCTCACGAAGACCCGCACCGACCCGGCCCGGTCGCCCGTGTTCTTGACCGTGACCTTCAAGGCCGACCCATAGATCGTCACGAGCGTCTTGTCGCCGACGGCCGGCTTGCCCTCGGCGGCCGGACGGTACTGGCTGACGAGCGCGATGCCGTCGTAGTTGAGGTGGGGGAGGTCTTCGTCGGTTGCGTCGCGGATGCCCCGCACTGGCCATTCGAGACCTTCGACCTTCCGGGTCGGCCACGCGGATGGCTCCGGGTCGAGGGGGTCGACCGGGAAGGCCCCGCAGACGTCCCCGGGCAAGCGGGAGTCGACCATCACGGTCTTGCCGGTCATCGGGTGGGTGCCCGAGACTAACACGCCCGATGGGACGAGCACGCGCTCCTCGTTGGAGAAGGCGAACGTCAGCTCCAAGGGGACGTCCGCCGAGGTAGTGCCGTAGTACCGCGTGAAGTTGACGGCCGACCCGTACAGCGAGATCGACTCACCCGACTGGATGGGCTGGTCGGCCACGTGGAAGCGGACGCCGCTGCGCCATCGGATGTCGTCAAGGGTGTTACGCGGGTCACCCGGCGCGTACCAGAGGACCGCGCCGAACAGGCCGGCCCCCTCCGCGAGCTTGGGGTAGTGGGTGAAGCTCATGACGTCACCAGCCCCACCACCTTCGTCACGCCGAACTTGGTGCGCGCCCAGAACCCGTCGAACTCCAGGCGGGCGTCGAACGACGTCCCCGACGCCACGTCGAACTCGGCGTGGCCATCAAGGGAGATCCACAACGTGTTCATCCCGACGTTCCGGATGTTCACCTCTTTGCCCGCCGAGCACTTGATCCGCCGGGGCACCCGGGTGATCACCTCCGAGAAGCACTGGGGCGAGCCGGCAACCGTGACGGCCATAGCCGATCTCCTCTATCGCTTTCGATCCGGCAACGCAACGACAACCTCGACCCACCGGCCCGAGAGCTTCTCGTGGAGATCGGGGTTGACGGGCGGGACGTAGTAGCCCTGGGGGACGATCGGGTGGCCCTTGGGACCGCAGTGCTTGTCCGTGCAGCGCACCGTCTTCGGGTGGGTCAGGGGGTTGTAGCCGGGGCCCGGCACATGGAAGTCGCAGAACTGGTGGTTCCGGAAGGAGCACGGCTTGACCAACCCGACGAAGTGGTTGAGGCCCCAGAGCGCCTTGATCTCGACACCAACCAAGTCGAACCGGAAGGCCCAGGCGGAGTCGTGCTCGAAGTCGGTCGCCCCCTTGCCCAGGCGGGCGCCGATCTCCATCGTGGCGTGGTCGCGGCGCTCTCCGTACCGGAAGGAGGGCTCACCGAATGTGAGCCACGGGAACTTGTGGTCGTGACCATCTTGGTCGTCGACGTCGATGACCTTGATGGTCGTGATGACCCGCTTGGACTCGCGGGTGATGGCGAGGAGGTCGACTGGCTCGACGAGAGGGGTCACGGGGTAGCCCCCCGGAGCAGCTCGGCGAGCGGCTTGCGTGTCACCATCCAGCCCGAATCGGTCGTGGCGGCTTGGTCGAGGTCGAGGTGGCCGGTCCAGCCTGGTGGCTGGTCGAGATCGGCACCACGCCGGGCGCGTTCCTGGTCGTCCTGGATGAACGACAGGGCCGCGTGGGCGGCCTCGTCGAACGCGTCGGGTGAATCGACCGCCTTGGTCAAGACGGCCGGGAACCCGACCTGGACGTGAGCGGCCCCACCGGGCCCCACGACCCGGACGGAGTAGTCGGTGTCGTTGCAGACGAGGTAGATGGTGATCTGCCCGCAGTACCTACGTGCCATTCGCGCCTCCACGGTTGCACCACATCCGAACCTTCTCGTTCGTCCGCCACGCGTTGCTGGGCACGTAGCTGTAGATCCACGTGAGCAGCGGCTTGAACCATGCGCCGACCTCCGGGGCCCACGCGCACGCCTCGCTCAGATCGTTGGTCAGGACGGCCCACAGGAACTTGTCGGGCTCGGCCCCGTCGTTGACGTAGTCGAGGAGGCCCCGCGCAACCTCGCGGGGCACTCCCTTGTCGACCAGGTTGGTGAAGTCCTTCTCGGTTGCCGCGATGTAGTTGCCGGCCATCACGCCGCCTCCTCGCTGGCCGGCTCGACCACCTCGACGTTCGAGGCGGCCGTCCAGTGGACCGTGCCGGCCGCATCCTTGACCCCGACCCTCATGGGGGCCGTGGTCGACCAGCCGCCGCGGTAGCGGGGGACCGGACCGAAGTTCTTGCCCTCCCCGTACCAGATGACCGTCCCGACCGTCCCGACCGGGACCTTGCGGCCCTTGACCACCTTGACCGTCCGGCCCTTGCGCGGGACCTTCGCCTCCGCGGCCGCCTTCTCGTCGGCCGCCCGTTTCCGCGCGGCCGCGCAGTACGCCTCGTAGGCGTCGAGCACCTCGGGGGTGGCGTCGACGGCCGCGCCGTTCGGGTAGGTCCACCCGCGCGTGCTGGCGTACTCGACCCGCTCGGTCCCCTCACCCGTCCAGACGACCGCGTAGAAGTCGCTGTCGTCCCGCCCGTTGTACTCACCGAGCGCCAGGACCACCCCGACGTGCGTCGTCTCCATGTAGAGGGGGTCGCGGACCCAGCAGCGTCCGTGGCCGTCGGCCCACTCGGTGTAGCAGCCGTCCGACAGCTTGCCGGACAGATCCAGCGTCGTCGAGCAGTTCGGGCACTTCGAGTCGTGCGACACGCTGCCGGCCTCGTGGCCCGGGTAGTTGGTCACGACCTCGACGGTCTCGGGGGACTCCAGCCACCGCTCCTTCGACACCATTCTGCGAACCGCCATTTCCGACCTCCCTTCCAGCTTACAGATACAGCCTAGCATGGCTGATTGCGGGTGTCAAGAGAAAATCGGTCTACTCGGGGGTGGCCTGTTCCGCCTCCTCCGCCTCGGCCCGTTCCGCCTCGAACGTGACCAGCTCGGACCAGATCGCCTCGGCCAGGTGGGCGGCTCGGTCCTGGCAGTAGACCGCGACCTTCTCGACGGGGAGGCCGCCAAGCCCGACCTTCTCCCAGGCGAACGGGTACGCCAGGCTGTTCTGGATCATCTTGGCGAGGTCTTGCTTGCCCATCAGCTTCGGCATGTGATCTCCCTGTAGGCCGTTGCCGGAGGGTGCCGCCACGACAACACCCTCCGGCCTTCCCGCACCCACCCTGGCCTGGGCGGGTATCGAACGGGCCAGGAGCCCGCCCACGAGCCCTAGAAGTCCTCACCGTCCGCGAGCCACTGGAGCGGCCGCTTGCCTGCCAGGAGCGCGCCACCGGCCTCCTGGACCGCCTGGGTGGCCCAGGCGCCCTTCAAGTCGGCCTCGTGGGCCGCGCGCGTCACCGCGTTGACGAGCCCCACCTTGGTCGCTTCCGGTTCTTTGGCCCATGCGCCCATCAGCACCTCGATGGCGCCGGTCCGGCGGAACCCGGGGAGCTGGAGCTTGCCACCCACCAGGAGGCCGCGGAACACGCCCGCGACCAGCTCGGGGGTGGTCAGGCCCTCGGGAACGTCCCGGACGATGCCGGGGGCCGTCAGCTTGGTGCGCGCCGCCCCAGCCCACATCTCGGCGAAGTAGCGGACTCGGTCGGTCGCGAGCTTGAGGTTCTCGAAGAGGAACTCGGCGATATTGTTGCCGACGTGCCGCTTCTTGCCCAGCCGCACCTCCGGGTGGTCGAGGATGATGAGGTTGAGGCACAGGTTGCGGTCGAGCCCAGCAAACGGCTCGATCGACTGGGTGCCGTCATCGGCCGACCGGAGTCCCGCGGCCGCGCGGAAAATCTCGCCCGCCGCACACGTCTCCGGCTGGATGTCGGAGTGCCAGCGGAGCGCGATCTCGACCCTGTCGCCGTCGTACTGGACCTCGCAGCGGGCGTCGCCCGGCGCGACCTCCTGTTCGAGCATGATGGAAGCGAGCTGGTGGGTGTCGAGTGCGCTGTACCGCTCCGACACGATCGCGTACGCCTGCCGGCCGTTCCCGCTGAGTGCCAGGTTCGAGCGGTGCCGGATGACCGCCACCTTCTCGGCGTCGGTCTCGCGGATCCACGCGTTGACCTCGGCGGCCCGGCGGGCTGGCGGGACGGTCGCGAGGTAGACGGCGGCTGCCCCGGGCTCCGGGCAGGCCGTGCGGGCGAGGAGCTGACGGAACGACGTCTCCGTGAGGGCGAGGGGGGAGCCTCCGCGCGTGATCGTCCCGGTCGGGTCCATCACGAGATCGCGGATGCGGGTGTCCGTGTCGATCCGCCGCTCCAGCTTGACCCGGGCGATCAGGCGGGCGAGCGCGTCACTGGCGAGCGGGAGGCGCTCGAACTCCTGGCGGGACCGCCGGAAGTTCTCGGCGCCCACGTCGACGACGCGCGTGCCGAGCGCGAACACCGGGGGCTTGGGGGCGAAGCCGGCCGCCCGCGCGGCCGCCTCCTGGGCCATGAGGCGCTGGACGGCCTCGGGGTCGACCTCCCCACCAGCGATGGCATTGGCCCGCTTGGGGATCGTCATGTCCGAGAGGTTGAAGATGTTGGGAAGGGCGAGAGCCTGCTGTTGATCCGAATCCATCCTGTTCTCCTTTGGTCAACCGGCCCCGCCTCATCGGCGGCTCCGGGATTTCCGAGTTGAGTGCGTCCACCATACACCCGCTGGTTGCGGGTGTCAAGTGTTCATTCGTACTCCACTGCTTCCTGGCCGGCGATTTCGCGCATCTGGACCTCGCAGGCGGCCGGGTCGTCACAGGGCAGCATCCCCCAGGCGATCGTGCAGAGCGCACACGAGCAGTTGACCTGGCCGTTGCGCCCGCAGATGTCCTGGTAGGCGATCGTCAGGGTGACGGCGTTGCCGCGGGGCCCGGGCGCCACCTTGTCCCAGTCGTCGGCCCAGCGGCCGCACGCGAGACACTGGATGTTGCCCTGA